CAGTCCGTACGGGAATCGAACCCTAAAGTAATTGCCTTGAAATGGCTTAAAATAGCCATTCTTTCAATTTTTCTTTGAGTACCTTTGAGTACCAGGGACTCATAATGCTTCGATTAAGTCAAGTTCCTGTCTCTTTTCCTCAATTCCGGTACGATCAAAATAATAATGATCTTTTGTGCAACTAATGTCTGTATGCCCCATGGTATCAAGGATTGTGGACTCTTTCACTTTTCCGTCAAGCAAGATACTTCCGTATGTCTTTCGGATTTTGTGCGGAGATTTCACTTTCATTCGCAGTTCATGTTCGCAGATATAGCGCAAACGTTCACGAAAGTTGTAGGATTTCAACCGTTCTCCGTCTCTCTCAAATAGATATTCCCCGAAGGGATTTCTCTTTCGTACTTCATCAAGAATCCATTTGTACTTATCTGGAAGTATGGCAAATCGCAATCCTGCTTCTGATTTTGGAAAATCTTTGACCTCATAGTGAAAACCGTCATCATCCCGGTAACGAGTCTCTGTAGAATTGATAGCAACCGTGTAGTTTTCAACATCTTTCCGCTTTAATGCCGACAATTCCCCGACACGAACTCCTGTCTTAAACATGAATAGCAATCCAAGGTTCACAATATCCAAGTGATTCCTTAAGTACATCTCCATGCGTTCCTTTTCATCCGGCATATATACTTGGTCTTTTGCCTGTCGGACTACGTGCTTAAACGCTTTTGGCGATATATCCATGTCTTTCAGCGTGTATGTAATGGAAAACTTGACATACTTCTTCCGCTTGGCATACTTAAATATTCCATATATCAGCGTCCGGAAGTTTGAGAATGCCTTGGAAGTCATGTTGAAATCATGGATGCTATTTCGTATAAACGTTTCAAGCTCGCATTCGTCTACACTTTTGATTCTCTTATCCTTGATGCCATCAAAGTATCTCTGAAAGTCCATTAAGTATCTGTCATAGGTTGCCCTGCTGATTTCTTCAAGTTCCAGCTTTTGCGAAATCCAACGGTTGAAGATTTCCTCTACTGTAGGGTCATCCTCTCTTTCTTTCCAATAGTCAATGATCTTCTGCTCGACCGCTTCTCTGCGCTTTGCCTTGATTTTACGTCTGCCCTTAACTTCATCCGGCAGATATGAGTACCAGTTCTCATCCTTTCCTTGATAGATTTTATAGGGATTTTTGTTGAGTAATTTTTCTCTCTTTTGCATAGTGACTTGTTTCTGCACAAGTGCTATGTCGAGAATACCACTATCAACGGCATATTTCAACAGTTCTTTTTCATCCAATCAAATACCCCCGTTCTCTCTATTTTATCTTTTATATCTCTCACTCTGTACTCTATCGTTCTTAGTGATAGATTTTCTTTTGTGGATATTTGCTTTTGTGAAAAACCACGGCAGAGAAGAGAGAAAATCCTCTCCTCTTCTTCCGTGAAATTGGCATTTTCTTTAATGTATTCAAGTTCTGGCTTAATGAATTTTGTAAATTTCATAAGCCATTTCTCCTGTTAAATATAATCACTTAATCTCATTTGTGCCATTTCGGTATCTAACCTCTGCTTTGATACTTTGTAATAGTATTCGTCAAGCTCAAATCCAACGAATTTATGATTTGTGTTATAGCAAGCTATTAAGCTACTTGCGCTACCTACATGAGTATCAAGTATAATGTCATTAGGTTTTGCGTATCTGTTTAATAACCATTCATATAGCGCAATGGGCTTCTGTGTTGGGTGTATGCGATTTTCTTTACGCTTCATATTTTGCTGAAGCATTCCGTGCCACCTATATTTAATCTTCCTTACTGCAGTACCGAACGAAGTCCATGCAAGCTCGCAATCAGCAAAATCGTTATCTCCATTATCTTTATCCCAAACAATCCAACAACTACTATCAAACGGCATTTTGCTGATAAAATGATTTGCTCCCCAAATAATCTGATTTTTTGACACTCTAAACAGTTCATTGAAATATTTTTCGTTTGGTGGTTTTATATCCATTCCGCTAAAACTCTTGTAATCTTTTGCTTTTGCTAGGTTACCTCTTGTATGGTTTTTATCACCATTTTCTCCAATTCCATATGGTGGGTCTACAATCGCAAGGTCAAAATATTTGTCGGGAAATTCTTTCATTCCTTGCATACAATCCATGTTGTAATATCCAAAATCTAACATTTTCTCTTACCAAAAGGAAACCTCGGTTTTATGTGCGCACAACCTATTCCTTTCTTTGATTTTTATTTAGTTATCTTCTTTTCTCTTAAAACCCTCACAAGACACATCAAGCAAGCAACCGCTTTTTTCGGTTTCCATTCCTCCCCAATATGTCTTGTATCTGTAAGAGTTTTCGCATTTAAAGCAGAAATCCTTGCCATTGTTCAATTTGCAACTTGTCTTTTTATCTTCCAGCTTTTTCCCGATACTCTCGTTTATCCTTTTGAGTTCCTCGACCTTTTTCTGCAATTCCTCAAAATCTTCAATGAGTTTGTTGTATTTCTTCTTACTTAAAATCTTCATTCTGTATCACCCTTTCTTTTTCTTCTTAGGCTTAAACTTAAAAACATCATTTTTCTGACGGCTTACCATGCTACGATAGCCGTTCATTTTACTAGCTCTGCTTTTACTCATACCTCACACTCCTTCCGGTTTTTCACACCGCTCAAACTCGATAACCCACACCCACGGATTCGCATCCCAACTGTAACGATCAAGATCCGATTTCTTGATGGTTGAATCCCAAAGGTCATGAAACATACCTTTTACGAACTCGTCTCCGACGTATTTTAAAGGTTCTTCTTCAATTCCTTCTTTCACACACCCTTTTCCGTCAATATCCTGCAACCGCTCCACCCTCACATCCGTAACCCGGAGCCAGATACGTGCCGCTCCTTTCGGCATGCGGATGGATGGGTGCCATATATGACTATCATTTTTAAAGCCACTTTCTGCTACTTCGTCCGCTCTAAAAACATACTGTTTATCTGAATTTAAAGCAATTGGATACCCCCAAGTTTCCCGGACATACAGGATATCCCCTGATTGATATGGTGCTTTTCTGATACACGGCTCATTTTTTCCGTTATACAACATCAGTCCATCTTTAATATATCCAGTCCATCGTGGATTTTCTCCTGACAAGAATTTTACAAGCCGTCTAGTACAACTTTTCCGTCCGTCCAGAATTGCCCGAACCATTTCTGTATTGAATAAAATCGGCTTAATTGCCATCTACTCCACCGCCTTTCACAATCTCGATTGCTTTCTCAATTCCATCTAATAACCCTTTTTCGTAGTTGTTTTCGTACTGTATTTCTATTTTGCTATCCTCTGTTTCCAACTGCTCTAAAACCTTGTCCACGTCGTAGGCGGTCGGCTGTGCATCTATCACGCTTGCCAATGTTGCCAAACTCACTCTCCTAAAATCATCATCAGATTTACTCGCACGCATGCAATATTCTTTTAGTGCATTTGCATCAATCAGTCCCATCGTTTTTATCTCCTCTTTTCAAATAATCAAAAATCTCATGTCCGATCATCCCTACAACTGACAGAATGCAAAAAAGATTAACCCCAAATTTTGTTAGAATATCTAACCTAACGGCTATAAGTATTAGCAGAAAGAAATTTATGTACGATTGAAACATCATTCTTCATCACTCCAATCTAACCTGCAACCGCAATTACTACAGTAATTTGGCGCATTGTTTTTATCCATTATCCCTATATCGTGACTGACTTTGATTGTGTTTCCACATTCACAATGGAATACAGAAAGAGTATCACTAAGGTTATGGTTAAATATAGGTTTCTTCGCCGTCTGCTTAACCGCCGCCGCCCTACATTCTTTCGGTGTGCCGATTGCGCGGTACTGTTGTACTTCTTCAAGTGCCTGTATTTCTACTCTAGTAGCTTTCGCAACCCTGCATCCCCCATATTCACAATTAAGCGGGCTGTCTGTGCCTTGTGCGCATTCATAACAACTGTCTTTCTTCAATATCTTAATTGCTTCACTCTCCGTCATATTATCCCTCGCTTTCCAATAACTCCGGATTGTCAAAGATGTTGCCGATAACTTCATATTCAGTATCATATTCAAGTCTGTGCTTATAATATTTTTCGTTAGGAATTGTACATATAATTTCAAAATCCCTAAATGTTATAAGCGTATTCACCTTGCTATTATTTATTTTTACAACATCATTCTCCCAAATCAGATTGCCGTTCTTGTCCTTAAGTCCGGTGCACTGGCAGATGGTGGATTTCGAGACCTCAACGGATGTACTCAGCAAATTATCTATGTGTATTGGCTGTCCTGTATTGTGATGCGGCAAGATATACGAAACATCATTTACAAGAAATGGAAATCCTTCCGCCCACTCTCCGTTATCAATTCGCTTTGCTTTGAATAAATATCTATCTTCCATCGCTCTCTCCTATTCTGCTTCTGATCGAAGCCATTCCATACAACTAGCTTCTCCCTCGTATTCTTCGCCGAACGTGTTCTTAAAAGTTATAAGAAACTCTGCTAACTCTCCATCTGACATATTCCTTATCCTGTCGGCGTTGGTCTTTCTGCTATCGCATCTGCAACAAGGCTCATTATCTTTTGAATTGTTGTTGTTCTGGCAATTGCAAGAAGTCTTTTCTTCACTATCGTCAAATGCCTTTAAAAACATTTCAGCAATTTCTTTCTCGTATCTGCCGCACATTCCTTTGCAATCAATATCCGCAATAACCCTTGAAAAGAAATCTTTGAATTTGTCAACAATATAATCTCCTTCGAAATCTTTAGGTACGTCAATTACTACTTTCATTTTCTTCACCTCCAAACTCTTTAACTCTTGGTTCATATGGCTTAGGCAACTTCATCCACGCCTTTACGCAATCTGTAATTTGCGAATAGGAATAGTCCTCAAAGTAATCACACACTTCATACCAGCCTTGCGGAATCCAATATGAATCACCCTCTGCTGAATATTCCCAATCGTTAGGAACACCATCACACATATTCCATCCCATATCTTCAACAGTGCAATGATGATATGGGAAGTACACCGCCTTAACCACTCTCCTGTAAAGTTTTCCGCCATATCCTATGTGTTCTACTGTTGCCAAAACTTCATCTGAACAATTTTTAATCTCACATTTTGGCACTGTATTTTTATTCCATTGAGCCATTTTCTCCACCTCTCAATTCTTTCAGTTTTGCTTCTGCTTCCTCGTATGAAAGAAAAACAGTTTTGCCTATCTCACTTACCGGAATACAAAATGGCTCATCGTTATTAAAAAGTCGAACCGGTAATGCTTGTGACGCGTAAATGTATGCTTCATCTCCATCATACCCAAAATAACGAACTCTCCTCATGCTGATAATATCTTCCGGTGTCTCTCCGGCTTCTAATCTGCATTCTACACATTCGCGATAAAATTCATAGATTTTATCTCCTTTGTTACATGGGAAAATAATCATTCTGCCCTGTTCATCTAAGTCCTCGTAATCCGCTAACTTCTCCATTGCGCAATAACCTTCTTCACAGTTGGAATAATATGGATTAGGCTTTTCGCCATAGCACGAATACAAGGTTTTTAAGGATTTTTTCTCGTAATTCTCTTTTACTAAGATTCCAATCGCTGTTCGCTCTGTCAATCTCTCCATGCCTATTCCTCACTTTCTGCCAACTTTGCCATTTTCCAATCGGTGATATCACTACTGCACGCACTCCATGATGTTGTTCCTCCACTCCATGCGTACACTATTCCGTTCTCGTATTTTGAAAAATATCTTTTTCTCCACGCATCTTCTTCGCTATCTCTTACCAAAATCGGCGTATCGACTGCAACCTTGTTCCAATCAACAGGTGGCTCAACATACTCTGAATTAAGCCATTCACGGAAATTATACGTACTTCCTTTGCACGAATCCAACCCATAAAAATCACACTCTTCACATTTAGTTTCTCTGCAAAGTGCAGGCTCTCCATTTTTTAATACTAACTTTCCTGTGTTTACCGCAAGTTCTATGATCTCATTTCCGTATTTTTCTTTATTCGTCATATTAAACCTCCAAATCACATACAAACTTAATCTCATCCGCCAAACTCTGCGCTATCATCGGCACGGTCAACTGAAACTGCTTGTAATTAGCCAGTGTATCAATGTAGTCGATGAATTTGTCCGTGAAATACTGCAACTGTTTCGCTGTTATCTTAAACTCCTTTTTCAGAATCGTAAGTGTCAGCGCAAAATAGTTAAACAAAGATGCGCTGGAAAGCCTGTAGGCTTCACGCTCGATACAGAACCCTTTCTTTGCATACAGGGTCATTAACTGTCTCTGTGGAATTTTTCCGACTTCTTCTTTGATGTCGATTCCGTATTTACTTTTCAGGTAAACAGACAAGTCCTTTCCGGTATTTCCACCGGATGCTGCTTCATCTAAGTAGGATTTCAAAAAATCCTGCAACCGGATGATTCTTGTCTGTCCGAATCCGAATTTGTCATGCAGAATTATGTACCCAATCACGACAAAATCTTTGTATGATTTTGATATAACCTTATCAGCATTTCTCTTTTCAAAATCATTTCTCCCGATAATCAGCATTTCCTGTTTTGTGTAAAATGTCGGCTTTTTATTCCGCCTCAACGCATTGCTCATTTCTTTGGTTTCTCCTTTCTGTATGTGATTTCCAACCATGCAAAATGACTCAATACAAGCTGTCTTGCGCGTTCTTCAATCTCCATGCCTTTGTATTTGTTTATCAATGATTCTCCGGCTTTTACAACTTCATCCCACCAAGAATCAGTGTTGTCCGGTGAATAGTATTTCTGAATGAATTGCCAATAATCCATAAATACTTGCCATTCTTCCGAACCCTTTTCGATCTTTGCACTTGCCATAGCCACTACCTCTAAAACGGACAATCGCCATTGTATGGCTTGAATCCGTCCCCACGTTCTTTCTTTTTGATTTCCGCAACAACATCATCAAGCGGTTTTTCGATTTCAACAAACTTCATGTGATCTCCATCAAACTCCATTGCTTCACGCATTGTCATTCCCTGCCTGTTCTTCTCGATTTTTACACCCTTGGCTCCCTTGTCATTGTCTGACAGATTCCACAGCATAATTATGTTTGACGCATCCTGTTCGATTGCCCCGGATTCCCTCAACTCTGCCATGGTAGGCTCTTTTGTGTCTCTGCTTTCGGAAGCCCTTGTTATCTGCGAAAGTGCTATTACATGCGTATTTAAGTCTCTTGCAACCGATTTTAAACCTCTTGAAATTGATGCTACTTCTTCATTTCTTCCAGAATATCTGTTATCCGGCATAAGCAATTGTAGATAGTCAACAACGATAACGTCAAAGTTTTGGTGTCTGCATTCTGATTTTATCTCTCTCGGGGATACAGTCCCGGATGCAATCCATAATTGATAATCACTCATTTCTTTATTTGCTTGGTTAAATTTTTCCTGTTCATCGCCAAGAAACGCTTTTGCCCTTCTGATTCTCGTTAAGCCGATTTCCGCAAGTCTTGAAATAAATCGTTCATACACCTGTTTATCGCTCATCTCCAAATTGAAATATGCGACCTTAAGTCCCCTTTTTGCCATATTCCCAATAATCTGCGTTGTGAGTGCGGATTTTCCGACTGCCGGTCTTGCAGCAATTACTGTTACATCACCTCGTTCAAGATCGCCAAGTGCATCATCAAGTTGCGATAACCCGATTTTTATACCGCCCTCTCCAACACTTTCGTTGAAATATTTGTCTTTATTCTCAACTGAAATCTGCTTAATTGGTTTTAACTTTACTTCCTTTCCCTCTTGTAAATGTTCAAGTCTTGTAAGAAGATCGCTGATTGTATCATCAATGTCGCATGGCTTTAAGCTGGATTTCTGATACATGTCGCGAACCGTTCTTGCTTTGTATTCTTTCGCAACCGCATCGGCATAGCTTTTAACCATAGTTGAAGTGATTGTTCCGGTAATACAGGATTTCATCAATTCGCTAATCTGTTCCTGGGTGTATTTGTGATTCTCAAGTGCCATTGACAAAGACATGGGATCAATGCTTTCATTCCTGTCATACATGGCAAGCATTTCCTTGTATGTGTCCTGCGCAAAATCCGAACTAAACATTTCCGGTTTCAGCGTCCGCCAGATGTTATTCAGCACATCATTGTCAATCAGTACGCACCCGATCACTCCGAACTCTGCTTCTGTCAACTGCAATCACCTCGTTTCTCCGCGATCTGCAACCAATAGTCGCAATCATTTTTCAGCCAATCAACATATTTTGGAATGTACCGAAAATCCGTATCGTCTGGATTCTTTTCTTGATAGTCACTCAAATATGCTTCTGTGGCTTTGTATAACAGCCGTGCAATGTCCGGTTGGTTCTCTTCGATAACTTCTAGCACTTTATCCATCCAAGCCGTTTTAGAGGTACTGTACGCTGTTTTCTTGGGGTATATACTAAAAGTCTTTTTCCAAGCATCGTCAAAATCAAACAAATCTCCGGAATCGGTCGACAGCGAATTTTCTTTTATATTTTCTTTCTCTTTATCTTCTTCTTTTTCTTCTTCTTTATCTGAAACAGCGACGTCAGACGATTTATCGGGCGATTTTTGCTCAATTAGGTTTTTCTGCTTCTTTCTCCGGTTCTGCTGATATAGCCTGTCACGTTCCTTTTTCTTCTCATAAGCGTCAAGCGTTTGGTGCTTATTCCAATTCGGAATCGTTATCACATTGTCAACAACTTCAATCATTCCAAACTCTTCAAAGGTCTTAAGTGCAAGCCTTACCGTGTTCAAATCTCTGCGGAAAATGGTGGCAAGCATTTCATCCGTGAACGGCAACTTGTTGCTCATCATAAACACACCGTTGTTATTCTGTTTTCCGGCAAGAATAAGAAGTTTGAACCAAATCGTAATGATGCTATCCGCACTCGGCATACTCTCAATCAGAAGAATCTTTTCATCGTCAAAAACATCTGTTGTGATCTTAATCCACTTGACTTCTGCCATTTAATCACTCTCCTTTTGCCAAATATTTATCTTCTGTAATTAAGCGATCAATTTCATTCTCTAATTGCGCATACGAAATACTCATTTTCCAATTTACACCATTGCCACCGTTATACTCGATTTCATGTGACTTGGCATCGTGCCTAGCATCGTGGACAACATACGGTTCGTTTGTCATAAACCCAAAACCACCAATCCCATACTCTTCTTTCAAGAATGCGATCCTGTCTTTCTTGTTCTTGTTTGCCAAGAAGTATTCAAAGATACGTTGCTTTCCGCCTTGAGATAAAGAACCTTTCATTGCGTATGCAGAAATGGGATTAAAATTCTCGCTCTGTTCTGTTGGAAATAAGTCAAACAGGCTCATTTGACCTATGCAGGCTTGATTTCCTACGTTCATTCTGTGCCCCCTTTTTGCGTGAATCAGTGTCATAAACTTCTTATATTGTTTTTAGAGAATTATCGTTCCTGTTTCTCCTGTTTCCACTTATTTGCGAACTCATGCATTTCCACACGTTCATCATCTGCAAAGCGATGATATTTTTCGTCTATGTAATTGCAAAAATCATCAACAAAGCTATCTACTATCTGATTTCGTAATGCTGTAGCTTTTGCAAGTTTGCTTTTCTTTTGCCTTTCTCTCTCATGTTTTCTCCTGCAAATTGGACAATAAGGATTAGTTCGACTATTATAGCGACCGCTCATATAATGCGCTCCGCATTCAATACACTCTAATTCGTACTCGTCAAAATACCATGCAACATCATTTTCATATTTTCGAACCAGTTTTGCTCTAATCTCGCCCATTTGTCTCTCCTGCCTTTAATAAATTTATGAATTTTTCATACTGTTTTTCAGAAACTTTGTTTCCCTGTTTCTCCGGCTTCAAACGGATTTCAAGGTGCTTTTCAGCGATATGCGATAATTCCTTGGCAAGACTCTTTTTGCCCTGCTTAATGCCGTCATAATAGCCTTTTGCCGGTTTAAATTCGTTTATCTTTTCTTTTCCTGCGCCTTGACCGCCAGCCGTTTTGTTGTAACGGCATTGATAACCTTTCTTTGTATATTCCAAAATCCAATATTGTTCCATTTCATCAAGCTTTTCTCTCGGATAATGGATAAAATCCAATTTCCATCCATACGGATTTTCTTCACTATAAAATCCTCTTTTTTTAATCGAAAGATCTATGTGCTGATAACCGGATAAATGTGAAACATTTCTCTCTAAGCAGTCAACGCTCTGACCGATATAAAAGTAAGATATACCGTTTTCATCAGTCCTTGTGTAGAAATAAATTCCGCTCTGATTTTTCATTCCCGGACAAATGCTCAATATCCGTTTCTCGTTGTTCTTTTTTATTGCATATAGCTGCTTATAATTTACATTTGGCATTTTCTTCTACCTCTCAATGGCGTTATTAATATCTCTTCGATAGTCCAACCCATATCCTTTCTATGCAATAAGCAATGTGCATTTATACCTACTATTTCAGCCCACTCAACAACCCTATGGGTTTGTCCGTTATGCTCCCAAACAGGCGAACCTGATAAATCTTTACATTTTTTACTGCAATAAACTGCGTCATTGTAATGACCTCCTCTTTTGGCGTTAAATGATTTATTGCAAATAGGACATATTTTCATATAGTCTTTTGTGTTTGGATGCTCTCTGTAATAAAGAATCCTTCCGCAGTGATTACTACATGTTTTTTGCCCATTTCTCTGCTTTTTCACAAATTGCTTTCCGCAAACAGGACATTTTAAAAATTTTTCCTCTAAAGGAATGCTATTTCTTTTGTTTTTAGCTTGTTCTGCATTTGTTACAAACCTGCAATTGCTAGGCTCGTAATTCCCATTAACATCAATTCTGTCAATGGTTAAAATGTTCAATCCCTTATCAGTCTTTTCCTCTTTATACCCGTTTGCGATCGCCCAATCGTGGAAACTTAGAAAATCATTCTTCCATTCATCACACATTACAATCCCTCTTCCACCGTAATTTTTATAGTCTCGAGAAGTTTTGCAATAGCAACGGTATTTAATACTTTTCCACAGAGGGTACAATCTACCACATTTATTTGATAATCCGTGTTTATATCCCATCCAATCACTTCCTCTCCAATGGCTTCATGCTCATTTGAGCCACAAACTTTCCGTAACTCATGCCAGAAGCGCGTGCCATATGATTCACAGCCTTGATTGCATCGCCTTTTCTCTTTGGCTTTTTCAAGCGTTCTTTAACATCAATGCTAATGCAGTCTTGGCAATCAAATTTGCGTTCATCTATCGTCATAAACAGCCTGCCACATTTCGGGCATATTCTTGTATACACAATTCTTCCAGCCTTTTTAAAATTCTTAAACTGTGCGTATCTTTTTGCACATTTGGGTCTGCAGTATTTTTGATCTGGTCGCTTCGGCTCAAATTCAGCCATACAGTATTCACATAATTTCAATTTTTACCTCCAATCTTTTGTAAGGGCGGCACGGTAAACGCACCGCCAAAACATGGCTTTCAATAAGCTTGTGATAACTATTCGCCAAACAAGATAGTTTCTTTTAGGCTTTCGCCTTGGTGTTTCAACCAATCAGAACGGACAAAGGTTCATATTAACCTCTAGCCCTTTTTCTGCAACATAAACATTTGCTCCATGTTCAATTGTTTCTTTCGTTCGTTGTAGGAATAACGCGGGATTTCCGCTTGTGTCCGATAAGTGTATTAAAACGACATTTCGTAAAGCTGGATTGTCGTTCGTCTGAATAAATTTAAGTGCCGTATCAAGACTCATGTGACCTCGTAGGCGGTGTTCGTAATTTGGCTCATTCCGGTCTACCAAGTCCATGCTGTAATTGGCTTCAACCATGATATGCTCAACCTTTATACCGGAAAAGTCATACTTGCAATACTCCAAGTCGGTCAAGAATAATAACTTACCCATTTCCTCATGCTCAATTAAATAGCCGTAGCACTCGATTTCTGTATCATGCGGTACATTGAATGGTGTAACCGTAAAACTGCCGATTTGCCGTGTTCTGCGTGGTGGAATGGCTATTGTACGCTCTCCTGTAATGGTTTCAAGTGCGGTCTGCGTTTCAAATGCCGTATAAACCGGAATGCCGGATTTCATAAAATCTTTTATGTATCGCGCATGGTCTCCTAACCATGCTCATGTGAGACGATACATCCTGCGACATCAGAAATACGCCAATCAATCATTTTCTTAAAGTCAAGAAATTTGCATCCGGCTTCGATTGCAAGAACCTCGCCACTGCTGCTGATTAAAGCGTAACTGTTGCCTGCCGATGATGAACCGCAACAACGCATAAGCATTTAAACCACCTCACTTTCTTAATACTTAATATTCATATTTCCGTGTTCGTTCACCCAATCAATAGCTTCTGCGTATGTCACGCCATTGTTCTTCAAGATGTAAAGCAGATTATGGAATTTAGGATGTGTTTCTTTCAGCCTTAAAAATCTGCTTTCTTTCTCTAAGTGGCATCCGAATCCGCACAGTACACAACCTGTTCTTTGACAGCCTGTAGTTTTCAGCAATGGTCTTTCCTTATCAAAAATCCCAAAATCAGCAAATGACATCTGATTTTCACATTGCCCCATAGCTTCATAATCTGTGACTACTTCGCCATAAACAGAACAAATAGGCAGATTATTTTTCTTGATGTAAAGCAGCACATCCTGTTCCGTCCAAAATGACATAGGTTTGCTATGTGGTCTTTTACAATCAAATGCGTTGCACCCCTCTTGTAGCCATTTTTGTGTCCTTGCCCTACTTTCTGTTGCCATAGTTGCTAAGATTGGCTTTCTTCTTGTTTTCTTTTCATACTCGTGTGCTGGTTCTTTCTTGAGATAATCACAGCACTTGTCGCTGATATCGAATGGCGCGTCAAGGGTAAATTTATATTTCTCCATATTAAATTGTGACTTTCTGCCATCATTGTCGAGTAAAACGCCATTTAACCTATCTAAGCGGTATTTTGAACCACTAGGGATAACTCCCATCTGCAAACTTTGATAATCCGCATTGCCTTTGTTTACTCTCCTGTCTATTCCTAACAAGTCTGCCATATAGCAAGCATACGGAACTGTCTGTCTGTCTGTCTGTCTGTCTGTCTGTCTGTCTGTCTGTCTGTCAAGATTGTGTTACTGTTATTTTTACTGTCAAGACATTTTACATATCTTCTCGCACCATCTATGCAGTTTGCAATTTCTTTTCCAAAAAGCGGAAATCCATACTTTTCACAAACCTGTGCGAATGAAATTTTAGGTTTCAAAATCACAAGGTTATCAAATGTCTGTGCAAACTGTTTCAACTCTGGATATTGTGTCGGAACATCTACGAACACAAAAGGAATATTTTTATATCCGCAAACTTCTCTGATTATGTGTGCCAAAACCGTGCTATCCTTGCCACCGCTAAATGACAGATATACTCCATCTTCACCAAATTCGTTTACCCATTCATTTATTCTACGTGCAGTCATGCTTATTTTTGCAGAAAGCGGAAGTGACTGCATCTGATATAAGTCTGACATTGTATGTTTTCCCATACCCTACTCCAATTCTTCCTCTGCCGGAAACTGAAAATATTCTGATGTACTTTTCCTAAACATTTCGCTGCTTAACACTTGGCAAACTTCCGTAAAGCATTTTGAATTGGCAGTATGATGATAAAATTCATTATTTTCATACGCAATTCTAAGCATTTCCATAGCCTTCTTTGCTTTTTCTTCGGTGGAATATTCAGCAATTTGCATGTCATCAGTAAGTGGCTCAACACCTGTTAAGTTTTTGTTCAGAAAGTAAATTTTTGACCAGAATCTCTGAACAATCACCTCTTCATATGGCATATCAAGGGTTCCGTCCTGCGATATAACTCTCATAGCAACCTCCCTAATCTTTCATAAAGTCCGGTACGTTCTCGTCATTCTCAGCAACTTCTCCGGCTACCTTCTCTGGCTCGACTGCTGCACTTTCGGTTGAACAAGGTTCCGCCGTAACAAATGGCTCACTGTTGGCGTTCTCCGTAATATCACGCTTGACTTGCTCTTGCAAATCTTCCATCGGATATTCCTTGAAATCGCCATCCTCGATTTCTTCCTTGGTATAAAGTCCCATTGTCAGCTCCGGGCAATTAAGGCTAGAGAAAAATGATGCTGCTCTATAACGAAGCATTAACTGCGGCATTGTTTTCCACTTGCTGCCGTTCTTCTTCGTCCAACCTTCATCATCTGCCATCTGCATATTAACTTCCATGCCCTCAATTCTTCGACCATTTTTCATAGTCCACGCAGTGCAAGAATAAGGTTTTCCGTTCTTGTCCTTGGTTTCGTCGTACTGCAACTCCATGTCGAATTTGTTGCTGGCGTTGATAGACGCGATCAAAAACTTACTGCTCCAGCTTGGCTTGCCCTGTATCAGAAAAAGGTTCTGCATAACCATAAGTGGGCTGATGCACATTCTCTGCGCCTGCTCAATGGCAATCAAACAGTTAGATGGATTTTTCTGATACGTCTGCGGAACTATTGTTGACTCGGCTAACGCCTTTGCCATCTGCATAGCCATAATGAAATTATCAGATGTTCCAAAAATTCCAAGGCTGTAATCGGTAACCTTGTTATTGTGTGTTGCAACCTCTGTCTTTTCTTCTGCCTTTACTAATTCTGTATTTTCTGCCATAATTATTCCTCACTTTCTTAATATCTTAAAATCTTAACATTGTTATCTTCGTAAAAATTATTGAACCGCTCATTTAACAGTTCTAATTGCTTCTTAAGAATTTCCTTTGCTTCATCCACGCATCGGAAAAGATTTTCGCTTTTGAGCTTTAATTTTTCAATTCCCAATTCGTAACAATCAAGATACCACGCATCTCCGCAACCGCAAATTTTATGTATGCAAATGTCGATTCCGTGGTCTTGAGTTCTGAAAACCGTTCCGCTTTCCACCGGTTCTCCAAACTTTGCATTACTAATCAGCTTCATGCGCATCCCTCACTTTCTTCATACTTCTTCACAACTGCCACCTTATCAGCACCGTAGGTTTCCACCCACTTCATATCAACTGATTCATCTGTAACCGTCAACTTTGCACCTTTGGCATTTACCACCGTGTCACCAGCTTTCACGGAATCCTCGGTGCGATACACATAGCTTCTGGTGCTGTTTGGAAATTTTGCTTTGATATACTGCATTTATCATTCCTCCTCAATTTTCAAACCAAATGGAACATTTCCATTAACAATAGATTTCCAATGTGCAATAACATTTGGATTAGCACTTGGATTGCATGGTTCCGTTGGAGCAAACATAAATCCGCTCTCCTGTTTCTTGGTTTCTTCATCCCATTCTTTCTCGGTTCCAAAGCAAAGATGCTCATAGAATTTTGGATTGTCCTCATATGTTGGATATTCCGGATGCTGTTTCTGCCATTCCACGACATCCACTTTAAACTTCTCCATATCAATAACCCATTTATCATGAGCAACCTTCCATTTTTCCACTTTATCGTTATTCTGGTTAATTTTGTTTTGAGCTTCTTTCTTTACAGATTCCCAAATTTTACTACTTATAGATATAAAAGAAGCTTTATACTGCGGATAAAGAAGATTGTCATAATCAAGAATTTTCAACCCTGTCTTATTGTTCTGAAAGTTCCATTCTCTAATAACCTGCCACATAATGCATCCGGCTTGAAATCCGGTAATTCCACCCGCCGGAGAATTGTCAACCGCGTGCATGGCTGCTATTCCTGCTGCCGCAACTGCGTGGCAAATAGTTCCATAATCATGCGAATAGTCTTCTGTTAAATGCCTTACAAATTCCGGAAGCGTTTCCACAGTCTGTTTTTTCGCTTCTTTGTACCATTCATTCTGGATTTTCATTTCTTCGGTAATCTGCTGTTTCATCTTCTAAACCCTCTCTTCCCTTTATTTCTTGTGTCTTTTTCGCAATACGGAAGAGAACAATGTCCGGATTCTGCGAAACCCATGAATCCTTTCTTGCTTGCACTCTTCCAACGCTTGCATGACATACACCGTGCATCCGGCTGTGTGACGTTGTTTCCAATTCCTATTCTCGGCATTTACACACCCTCTACTTTCAACTGTTTGTCCTCGGAAACGCTCAAAAGAATTAACTGTGCATCCATATCCGGCACATTGAACTCATTCAGCGATTCTGCGTTATCTACGAAAATTGGCACGCTCACACCGTATAACTCGCTCAATGAGCGGATAATATCGAGTCCTGCTACAATTCTGTGGCCACTGTTCAAAGTCGAATACGGAACGCCATTTACAGTACACTCACAGCAATCTTTCATGCCGCCATTTAACTGCATTTCAAAGAGTTTGAAATTAACTGTCTTGAAATGGCTGTTGATAGATTCAGAAACCTTATTCAGCTTGAAGCGGATGAACTCTTCCAGTAAGTAAAGCATCTGTTCCTGGTCGGCAACTTTCTGTCCGATCTCTTTTTGCTCGTCACGAAGCGTTTCGATACGATCATCAATCGCAACATTGTTAGCCGCCTGCGCAATAACCTTGTTCACTTCGTCAAGCTGACTCTGCAGATCGGCTTTCTCGGCTTTCAAATCAGTAACAACCTTGTCTGCGCCCTCTGATTCAAGCTTTGCAATATCAGCAAGAATCTTGTCATGCTCTGTTTTCAGCTTCACATACTCTTCATTCTGCGAATAATCAGCTTCTGCCGGGATCTCGGATAACTGCTTTGCATAATCATTCTGCTTTGCAAGTGCCTTGGACTCCTGCTCTTTGAGTGCCACAATATCTTCCTGCAACTTGGCGTTTTCCTTTGTCAATCGCTCAATATCAGCCTTGCAAGCGTTGCCCTTGTCAATCAGACCTTTAAGTTTTGCGCCCTTTGCATCATCAAATGCCTTGCGTGCATCCTCTAACTGCTTGTCCGCGCGTGCCTTGGCATCCGCCTTTTTCTGCTCAAAATCAGCCTTTAACTGCTCAATCTTATTAGCCGGTAACTGCTGCCCGCATAATGAACAAACAGTGCTATTTTCGTCAAATACCCACTTGGATTCATCAAAGAGATACGGCGTTTCATCAAATGCCTTGGAAAATTCTGCATTGTATTCAACACCAAGATTTTTCCGCTCTGCATCTGTATCGAAAATTGTCTTCTCATTTGCCTTGATCTGATTTTCCGCAGACTGAATCTGATTATGTAAGTCATTGAACTCTCGTGTTGCATCATCCTTGGCACTGTCAAGACCTCTACGTTTTGCGGAAAGTTCGTCATTCATGACCTGCATAATGCCGGACATATCAAATTGCAACTGCATTTCTTTTCCACGGAGTCTGTCAATCTCGGTTCCGGCATTTTCCATACGATCGTCAACCGCTTCAATCTTCCGCTCCAGGTCAGCCTTTAACAACTCCTGCTCTGCCACATCCACATCAACCTTGGATTTCTCGGCTTCATCAATACGCACCGGGATTTCAGCCTGTTTCTTCTTCCATTCGGATAACGCTTTGGAAAACTTGGCGCGAATATCGTCTGTAGATGGTGCTTTCTCCAATTCTCCAATCAGCGGCGTATACTTGGCATCTGTCTGTGCCAGTTCCACATCGGAAACCTCTGCAACAAGTTTCATCAGAATGTCTCTCTGTTCTTTCCATTTCAAAGAAGAAAAATACTGCGGATTGGTCAGCATCTTAAACATTTCCTCACTCTGCGCCAAGCCGGAAACGTAAGCCTTAAATTCAGCTTCGCTTTTCGGATAGCCGTCAATCTCATAAGAATTTGGGTTTCCCTGCAATGATACCGTATTAGTTCCACGCTTCTTAACCCAATTCTGTTTCTGAACCTTGGAAAGTTCTACTTCTTTCCCATCAACGTCAATAACTCCCACGACCTTGATTTCCACGTTGTCGATGCGGTGCCCGTCCTTATCCAATGGTCTGACATTGAACTTTTCCTCTCCGGCACTGTTTTTGTTAAAAAGCAACCATGCGAACATATCAAAAATCGTAGTCTTTCCGGACGCGTTCTGTCCGCTAATCTTTGTCTTTTTCTCCCCAAATTTAATGTCAATGCTCTTAATGCCCTTGAAGTTCTCCCCATGTAGTGATTTTAAAATCATTTCTTTTCCATCCTTTCCTTATATTCTCTTTTCAGATTGTTGAAATATTTTTCATTGTCATAATATCCACAAGCAAGTTCGATAGCTTCCATGCAGATAGTTTCGCACTTATGTCCGCACGCTTTAATGCTGCTGGCATGTTTTTTCGTAATGAATTCATACAGTGCGTTGATATGCAACTTATACTCAATCAGCTCATCATACTCATCCCTTGGAACATAAACATAATTTTTCTTCCCCATGTTACACCCCCACGATTCCTTTTATTGATAACTCATATGTAACTTTTTCCACAACGTGACCATCTTTACACGTTTTCTTATATCTCCGGCTCTGTAATCTGCCATATGTGCTTACCCTATCGCCTAAAGCAAGTGAGTCCGTATATTCCGCACACTTTCCCCATGCGATACATGTGATCAAATCCTCTTTTCCGTTTTCTCTTACGTTTTTGAGCTTCACATCACAGATTTTGCGACCAAGTTGTGTTTCCCTAAGTTGCTTTCCCTCGATAATTCCATCAAGACTTACTTCATTCAAAGGGCTATCATCCTCTGGTTTTGTGATTGTATCCGCCATAACATACATAAGAATGGCTTTTCCGGATCCGGTTTTTACGTGCCGGGTAATTATCTTCCCACTGACACATACCGTTCCGCTAATTCCTGTATCGCTGATTTCTTTGTCAAACAGTACCGGAAGAATATCCGCAACACCGCTTCTTCTTTCAACTCCGATGAAGAATTTATAAAAAATCTTACCGTTTGATTTATGGCTTTCCCTTGGTGCTGATACAACATCACCGATCAGTGTTATTTTGTTCTCCATTGCTTCTCCTTCCCATTTCTCTGTCAAGAACCTTTTCAAAATTATCTTTATCATTTTGTTTATTTCGTTTCCCTGCCAAAAGTTCAGCAAGCATACGCTTTTCTTCCGTGGAACATCTCGTGCCACTTATATACACAACGCCTACCATGCATCCTCTCTCATTCTGCGTTTTCTCTTAATTCGCTTGTCAAGTTCGGCTCTCTTCCGGTCTACCTCTGACCAGTAATACATGATTGCCGCAATTACTGCACCGGCTACAAATTTAATAGCCGCCATATTCCCGGCCGTGCCCTCGCTATCCATATAACACGCGGCAACTAAGGAATATTCCATTGCAACCGCACCTATGATGAATTGGATTACTTTTTTCATTCATGCCCCTTTCTGCCACTTTATAATTTAGTACCAGTCAGAAACAAACGTTCCGAGTAACGGACATACAACAACATCTATAAAACGCACAGAACCATCTTCCATGGAATATGTAAAAGCCATTGCAGGTGTGTAAGTCGAATCTCCTGTCTGTATCTGTGCATCTCTTACAGAAACCCCATATGTTGTTTCCTCGTCAACGAAAATGCTTGAAAAACCTTCCGCAGAGTCTACCTTTGCCAAATAGTTATCACCGCTACGAATTACCCTTGAATTAACTTTCTGAAATTCAAAATTGCTCATTTTAATTCTCCTTTCCATTATGTGTTTCGTTTTCCTCGCCCTGCTCACTATGTTTCGAAGCAGAACTTTCTACCATTCCAAGAACATATCCTTTCTGAAAATCGGTCATATTCGGAATGGCATCACGAAGTTTTTCAACAACGCGTTTTTCCTTTTCACTCATTGAATTCACTTCCTTTCCATGATATAATTCCTTAAAAACTTAAGGAGATTTCCATATGCGCTACATACCTACTCGTCCACAATTGGATGGTTTTTTCAACAAATCCGTCACAGACATCGAAATGCCTAAATACGAAGATGGCAAATCCCCGATTGAGATGCTAGAAGCACAAACCGCTTTTATTGAGCAAACAAGCAAAGAACTTCACGATATTGCCGAATCCGCAAAGATGCAAGCTGAATCAGCAAAAGAAATTGCAGAAAGTTCTAAGGCTCAATCTGAAACCGCAGTAAAAACATCTAGCAAGGCAGATATCAAAGGATGGATTGCGGTTACTGTATCAGTCTTGGCTTTTATATGGAGCATAATTTCGCATTTCATATAAAAGAATTGATTACAACAAAAATCAAAGTTAAGATTGACACCACTAATGCAACATCTGAAACAGATGGTTTTTTCACTTTTGTTCCTCCTTTCTTGTACTTTGTACATTCTTATAATAGTACGCCGTACAATCTTTGTCAATAGTTATTTTTGTACATTGTACAATTTTTGTCGTTGACATTTGCGATTGTGACTTGTATAATCAAGTTGAAAGGAGGTGTTAATATGAAGGAGCGCCTAAAGGAGATAAGAAAAAGCAATCCTAATGGGAAAACTCAGGAAACATTTGCAAATTACTTGGAAATATCAAAAGAAAACATTTCTAGCTATGAATCCGGAAGAAGAAATCCATCAGATGCATTTATTAAACTTGTATGTGAGAAATGCAACGTTAATGAAGATTGGCTTCGCACCGGAAACGGAGAAATGTTTATGCCGGAAACAAAAGATGAGCAAATTTCAAAAATGCTTGCAAATGTTATGAAATCAGAAGACGGAAATTTTAAAAAGAAATTGATTTCTGCGCTAGCGCAGCTAGATAAAGATGGCTGGGATAAACTAGAAGATTTTGTTGATATGATTTCAAAGAAGAAATAAAAATAAGCCAAGGGCAATGCGCAAACCCTTGGCTTTCTTCTTATTTTAACAGTTCTTTTACAAATACGTATATGGCTCGAAGCCATCTAGTATTGTCGCATTTTTCAATCAATTCAATGATTTTGCTTTTGTAATACTCGTTTTCGTTGTTATCCATTGCTCCCACCCTTTCGATTCAAATGCTAACTACCCTCGACAATTATTATAGAACATACGTTCTGCATAGTCAATAACAACTTGGGGACAAAGCCAATGCCAAGCTTCATCCCCACCAGAACTTGAAGTGTCCTTTCGGACAAGTCCATAGTATCACTGTAATATGCATGATTTCAACATTTTTCGGTCGCAAGTTTCGACATGAAATGTCATTGCAGAGAAGCGGAGAGCTGTTTCTCAATCTCTTCTTGCACTTTTGCGCGCCAACGCATCGGCACTTCATCAATCGTCATCTTCTTGTCTACAAGAATGCGTCTTACATAGAATTTAACCATATCTTACACCTCACTTCCTGTTGCAATGCTTGCAAGTTCTTGGATTGCTTCTGCATTTGCTTCATGCCCTGCTTTAAGCTCATCAATTGCCTTTTCCATTTCCGTCTTTGTCCGCAACCGGATAGTAACGGTATATGTACCATCTTCTGTGCCATCCTCGCCCATGTTCGGAACATATGTAAACCCATCGGATTTCAGATCGGTATATTTCCCCGACACTGCATCGTTGTGTGTAAATGTCACTTCCGCAAGGTTGTCTGCAGTAAAAGCATCCGTGATCGTTTTAATGGCTTCGAAGTTCTCGGCTTTGATCTGGATGTTTCCAAGGCTTGCACCATCGGCAACCTCGAACTCTATTTTGTTTTTCAAAATTATTTTGTCCATAATTTTTTATTCCTTTCTATGATAAAAAATGGTTTATAAGTTACATTCGAATATTTGTTCGATATTTTTTCTTAAACGGCAGTTTAAAAGTCTTTTTTGTTGATCTTAATTCAGAAACAAGCTTAGAAAATATTTATAATAAATATGCTCAACAACACTATGCAATGTATATAGGAATTATTGACTATAACAATAAGTTGGCATACCGTGAAAACACGACATGCGTTTTTATGAGCGATTGGTCTATGATAGCTTTGGCTATTAATAGACCAGAAGTCGGAGGTTACGACGTATCAACTAAAACTTGGATATCCTGAAAGGATTACAAATTAAATATCGTATAAATAAAAAGCCCCAGCCCAAACTTGTACCAAACAAAAAGTGGTACTTCGTGGACTTGCGAGTAATCCAGTACTATAGTTCAAAGTGTCTAAACCATTCCACGAAAATATAATAAGCGAGTAATCACCTACATTTTTGAAAGTCGTTACATGTTTAGCTATTGAACTATAGAAATTATCTTCTATTACGTTTACTTTGTATATTCCACATCCACCAGATACTTGCGATGCCGAAGACCAATTTTCAATAATTTTTCTGAATTTAAAATTATTTAAGTCATTTAAACTGCCGTTTATTTCAGTAATTTTATCGTCCAGTGCCTTTCCCTGCCGGGCATCCAAACCAAATCCGGCTTCTGTGGTTGTAAGGTTGTTGATTAAGTTCGCCGCTGGAAATGCACCGTTAATTTTATCTTTTAATGTGTCAGCCAGCTTTATGACGTTTTTCGCTTCGTCCAATGTAATTGTGGTGCCATCCAAGTTAATACTAAGCGTTCCACTTTCATCTACGCTCATGCTTTTTCCGTCCGGCTTTACAACTCCGGCATCCTCTGTTGTTGCAATCGCACTAGCACCACCTACAACAGACTTAGACCAATACTCCGTGTTACTTGTTGCCGTTCCTGCCGGAACTTCTTTTTTCGCAAAATACAATGTATTGTTATATGTCACTGCATCCAATCTCTTATATGCAGCATCTGCGCTCCAATCGCCTTTTGGCACAATTGCTACTCTTCCTGCTATAGCCATTTAAGCCACCTCCCAGTTTAAATTTCCATCATCATCAACGGTAAACACATCTGCTGTGTTATCTGTATAGATCAACTCGCCGTCCTCATTCACATCAAATGTTGCCAGATGAGCTTTTTTATCAATGTTATCGCTGTATTCCTTGGCCTTATCCGCATACTCTTTGGATAGATTAGCTTGTACCGTGGATTCCTTTTCTGACGCATCCGCAGCGGATGCTGATGCTTTCGCTTTTTCGGCTTCAACTTTAACATCTGCCAAGAAGTTCGGCTGCAGCATATCTTCCGTAATGGAACCATTCTTTACGATAGCTTTGATTTTGCCGTCTGTAATCTCAAATGCGATCGTATCGGAATCAAGAAATTCATATTCTGTAATCAACGCAGACAAATCAACATTCTGCGTGGTGCCATCATCAAGTGTAATAATCAGCTGTTGCGACTGCGGATCATATGTAAAGTTTACGGCCAGCTTTTCCAACTTGGTATCAATGACTGCTTTGGAACCGTTCATTTTCACAACAGTGATCGTTCCCTTTGATTCATCCCACAGAATTTCTTTCACAAGCTCATTTGCCTTTGCCAAATCAACCTTAGACGCATCCATAGCAACCACACGATCATCCAGATTGTCAATGCCGGCTTCCGCATTATTTAACCGCATGGCATCAATTGCTGTTTTCTCGCTTGGAAAATTCTCCCAGTATGTCCGGCTATAAATTTTCTGCATGGTTCACACTCCTTTCTAACGCTGATAATCTGCGTTCCAGATCTTCGTTTTTCTGCTGCAAAAGTTCGATTTCTTTCTGCTGCATCTGGATCATCTGTATGTGCATTGCATGGAGATTTTCCTTGTCAATTTTCCATGTCTTTGAATCTCCGTGAATTGCTTTTTCATCCTCTTCGGCATTTTCTTTTAGTACAAGTCCGCTATCGGACAATCCGGCATCCTGCAAAATCTTCTCTAAATCCTGCGCAATTAAACCAAACTGTAAGCCTGTGTGTTGCGTGATGTATCCGGGTTTCCATGTATATTCAACCGGGCACATTGCCATATAAACGCTTTTAATATCCCTTAATGATTGTATATTATTTTTCAGCCTTTTATCGGAACTCGGAATAGAAATCAAAAGACCCTCGATATCCAAGGTACTTTCCCTCGAGCCAAAATTAGACACTTTATTAAAGTGTCTGGGCGAATACTTGGTTGTAGAGCTATCATTAAGTGTATAATCTACATCTGTAAAATACCCACTTGGCAATTCGCTTTTGGTTGCGTAGTCGCTCAGCGAATTGTCAACATAACTTTCAGTTGCCAAGTTTTCCTCGTTTGAATCTGTTACAGTGCCTAGGTCAATGAGTATGTTTTGCAGCATGGGTCTGCCTCTTCCGTCAAGCCCAATAATTGTAAGGTCATCACCGAGCGCTGTCGAATTAAAGTTTAGCGAATCGATTATTGTTACTCGTCCAGCTCCATCAAGTCTGAAGTTGTTGCTTTCGACTATGAGCCTGTTCCCACGAAGCATAATCTGGTCTGCGCTGGCATTGATCATAGAAATAACTTGGTCGTTCTCATCTCTGCCTAGCTTCAATTCCAATGATGCGTCTAATTGTCCCTCTGCTTTTTGTGCGCGGTTGACTTCTGCAGAAATGCTTTTTGCGGTCTGCTCAAACTTGGTATTTGTCTGTTCCTCTAAATCCTCATACGTGGATTGAAGATGGTCTGCGTTCCTCTCTAACTTTCCGGTACGCCTTTCCACGCTTTCAATCGTGTCTCTGATAGAATTAACCTTTGCAGAGTGTGTCTGCGTTCCCTGTGCCGAAATCGAATCTCTCTTGCTTTGCACTCCGGTTAGCGTGCGTTGCAATAGATACGTTTCAACAATTTCTCTTGTTGTATTGAACCGGATTGGCTCTCCAAGTGTCAAGCATGGATTTCCGACACAAGTGCAACTTTTAATCGGCGTGTATACCGCCTGTTTCATAATCGGCAATAGGTTATTTGCAATCTGCTCCAGCTCCGCTCCGGTCTTGTCTGATACAAGAAAGTTTCCTGTAATCGAATAGTTGTTTCCGGCAGTTCCAACAATAGCACCGGCATTATCTTCGCTTGTCTTGATTTCAAGCTGTGTGATTGCCTTGCTTTGGAAGTCCTCATAATCAAACGTGATATAGTGTCCGGTCATGGACTCCGTGGTTGCATCAGACGGAAATAAATTGTCAGACGGAAATAAATCTTCTGCCGGATAAAGTGCGCTTGTGATTGCTTTCAGAAAGACATACTCAAACTTGCCCTCTCGGTTGATATTTCCAAAGCATCCGTTAATCTCACAGATTGCCGTTACAACGGTTTTTCCACTGATAGCAGACTCTTCTGTGACCGCGCTTGAATCGTCCGTCTGTGTGGCTACAATCGTCTTATTAACCGTCATGGAATCATTGACAAGGCTTGTTTCAACTTGTGCAATTCCAAGATGCGCGAAAAAGCTATCGCGGAACTGCTTAAGTGTCATTGGAAAGCTAAGTCCTGCATACCAAGCCTTTACATCTGCATTGATAATGTCGTACATAGCGTCATATGCCGTAATCTGCCGTTTTGTGCGGTCAGCCGTAGGAACATCGGATGCAACCTTAAAAACTCCGTATGGCATCGGATTTTTGCTATCTCCGTCAATCGTTTCTTCGATAGAAATTGTCTTTCCGATAATGTTTCCTGCTGTGTTTCGCGCCGTGAATTTTACACAATTCGCTTCACACGCTCCAAATTTTAGTTCAGATTCAGAACAAAGACTTTCTTCAAGCGCAAACGTACCGACTTCAAGCATCGAATTGTCTATCTTCTGATTCGTTCCAACAACAGATACGACCATCTGCTTATCTGTCGCGGAATCCCAATACTTTTCTTTCAAACTACTATTTATCATACACACCACCTACAAACGAAAATTTTATTGGGTCGTACTTAATCTTCCCATTCGCCACAGAATAGAACGTAGGCTGAATATCAGCGATATATCCGTACTGCGTCACATATCCGCGTTTCTCCGGCACGTATGCCGTGATATAGCCACCGCGCTCCTTTGCCTTGATATAGTTCTTCTCAATATTCTTCCAAAAATCATCAAACTGCTTTTCGGTCAGCATGGCTTTGGTTTCAAACTCAACCTTTAGGGCTTTCAGTTCCACGGCATCACGATGCTCATATCCGTTTTCATCCGTCCAAGGGTCTTTGTCCTGCATGTTCACATAGGAACTAAACGTGTCCTGCTTTATTAAACTGTTCGGTATGGTATAATTCCCAAACTTTACTAAATATCCGCCATATCCCATCGTTTACCTCCTAAAAATGGGTATAAAAATAGCACCTACCGTTTGGTAGATGCTATCCATTTGATTAAATTTTAAGCTACTACTGATTCCCATTCAGATTTCAGCTTTTCTACATCGTTTTCAAAAAGTTTGCAAGCGATTTCGTACAACTGCGGAATCATTCCCATTTCCCTGTCGATATAATCCATCTTGTTTCTTACTTTCGGTTTGAGCGCGCACCCTTCCATCCTTGATTTAAGGTTGCAGTGATATTTCCTTTCAAATTCTCCATAAAGCAACGAATATCGTTCTTGATACTTTCCATCGGCACCGAAACGGACAATCTGCGTTATCCGCTGTCTCTTAGTCGCTAAGTCAATATCATCAACGAGTCCGATAATAACATCTTCCTTATGGATGATTTCTTTCTGCTGTCTTTTAATGGTTTCGTTCTGCTCTCTAACAGTTTTTAATGTCTGTGAGAATATCAGCTTAGTGTTTTCATCTGCATATGGCAGGTAAGTAGAAATAAATAATTCATCATTATTTACATACCCACCTGTTTTACGGATTGTAGGAAGAACATCTGATGTTACCCACTTGCGAAACTTCCTGGCATTCGGTTTATCGCTTCGAAGAATAACCGCATATAAGCCGGATTCAGTAACAAACCAAGTTTCTCCTTGACGGGGTAAGTTTAACTTACGTCGTTCATCCTCGTCTAGTCTATCAGCAACAATACGGCTGTTTGACATTTCCAATGCCCTGCAAACATCAATAAGGCAAAACATCGGTTCATCATCGACCATGACCATTCTAATCTGTCCGAATATTGGATTCTCAAATACCTTAATGCCGTTTTGAATCTTAAGCATAAGTTGTGATTTTTTCATTCGTGTCTACCTCCATACATTTTTATCTGAATAAAAAAAGGAAACCGTTTGTGAAATCACATTGGTTTCCTCTTTCGTGCAGTATGGCGTTCGAGTAAGTAATCCGCATCTTCACGGATAAGGTTGTTTCCTTAGTAATAAGGATAGACTATTTTTGATTTTGTGTCAATCCGATTTTGAATTAAAATAAGCCGTGTTTCCACGGCTTAAGTGTCATTCATTTTTTAATCTTTACTGCAACCAAGTATATGTATATGCTTCATCAACATATATCTTATAACTGCTCGGATAGATCGTATCGTAATTTGAATCGTACGGAAAACTAAATGAAAAATAATCTGTATCTCCATTCTTTTCACATTCTGCATAATGATAATCATATTTGATCAAGTTGCCAGATGCATCATACATTAAGCAAGAAATTTTCACAAATGAAAAATCTTTTCCGGAATCGTTTGTAGCTTCAACCGTAACATTATCTGCTCCAATGTCCGATTGAACCATTATATTGCGAACATCACAAACAGCATTTGTTGCTTCATCAACACTCAACGACATTTTATAGTTATCGTAAGAAACATCGTTATAATCAGAGTCGCTCGGTGCGTCAAAATAAAGAACACATTCCTTACCGGATTCAAAAGCTCTGTTACAATCACTTTTGCTATCCAGCATTTTACCGTTTTTGTAGTATACAAGTTTTGCGTCCAGATCAACATTTACCTTGTTGTTGTTTTTCAAGATAGCAACAACTCCATGACCACTATCTTGGTATTCAATTGAGATGTTTTTCTTTACCTTGTTCGCATTAAAGGAAGAAGTGACGGTAACTTTGCAAGAAAGCGTTTTCTTTGCAATTTTTGCTTTTACGTACGTTGTTCCTTCCCCAACCGCCAGAACCTTTCCAGACTTATTTACAGAAGCAACATATTTATTGCCACTAGTCCATTTAGCAGTTTTCCTCATTCCGCTTATCTTTAATGTTGCGGATTCTCCAATTTTTAAATTAAGAGTCTTTCTGCTTAATTTGATAGTTGCCGCCTGTGCAACAATCTGTTTCCCATCTGCATTTTGGATTGGCATAGCCGAAATCAAAACGGCAAATGCCAACCCCATCGCTACTAATAATTTTTTTGTGCTTCTCATAATGACTCCTTTCTTGTGATATGATTTATTTAGAATTATATCACGTTCTATTATAGAAGTCACTAAAAAACATATACATTGTCTCCGGTTCGATTGTAATATTCTCTACCATAATCCCTTGCGGCTTTTCCTATGTCGTTTGTAGTAATTCCGAAATTTTTCTGTAAAATAGCTTGTAATAACTGATTTTGCTGTCGCAATAAGGAAACCTCTTGCGCAGATGTTGAATTGATGGCATCTTTGATTCCGGTAATTTCTTGACTTCCTGCGACCGCTGGCTTACCTCCGACTGTTCCCATAAGTTCCGGAAGCCCGTTTTCTCCAACTGTTGCTATGCTATATTTATCCATAAAACCGCCCGTTGCATAAGCCTTTACTTTAGGTAGGCTCACTTTCGGCACAAGATCGACTCCGCTCCACTTTACCTTTGCTACTTTAGCCGCCGCAGAAACAACACTGTTAAACCCTCTCAAAACGGTATTCACTCCACCGATCAATGAATTTATTGCTGTTTCAATTCTTGAAATTACGGTGTTCATTGCCCCGGCAACGCCACTTTTCACGCTATTCCATAATTTGCTGAATATTTCAGCTACACTTTCTTTCATCTTCGAGAAAGCATTTTTTATCGGGGTGGTTACATGTTCTTTAAACCAACTAGAAACACTATTCCACGCCCCGGTTACCGCTGTCTTTGCCGCGCTAAAAGCTTTCTGAATAGATTCTTTTGCTGAGCTAAAAGCATTCTTGATAGGTGTTGTAACATGCTCCTTAAACCAACCGGAAACCACCGCCCATACCGATTTTACAGTTGTCCATAGAACCTTGAATGCAGTTGATACTGCCGATTTCAATAATTCAAAATTCTTCTTTATTGGCTCTATTACCTTTGATTTAAACCAATCAGAAACAACAATCCATACAGCCTTGACAATGATCCACAATCCTTCAAAGATTTGACCAACTCTTTTCGAAAATCCTTGGAAAAATGAAACAATAGGAGTTATAACATTAGTATTGAACCATCCAGAAACTGTTTTCCATACACCGGATATATCTTTCCATAAAGAAGAGAAAAAACCGGAAACGGATTTCCATAATCCCTCAAAAAATCCGCTTATTGGCTTAATCACATTAGTATTAAACCAATCTCCGGCTTTTGAGAAAATTTCTTTTATTTCTTTCCAATGATCCTTGACTACTACAGTTGCCGTTGCAACAGCGGCTACTATTCCTGCGGTAATCGCTGCCGGTGCTGCCGCTACCCCTAAAATAACCGCTCCGACTTCCGTAATCGTAACTCCGACAAGCATAAGTGCTTCATTAAGCCAACTGAATCCGTTCTTTAGCATGGTCACAAAGTTTGATATTGCAGTAAACGCGCCAATTGCAACAGATCCAATCCCGGTTATAGCTTTTGCTACCGGACTGATAAAAGAAAGTGCGCTCTCTGCCGCACCGCTACCGAATAAAGCTTTGACACCAGCTGAAACAGTTGTTCCAAGTGTAGCAAACGCCCCACCTATTTTTTTTGACAAAGCGGTAGACAATACTGCCGAGATTCCCTCATTTGCCGCAATTTCAACGCCAAGCCTTGATGCAAGTGAACCAGCTATTGATTTTGAAATGGAAGTTCCGATTATATCAAGTGCGGTTTTTGCAAGATGCAATCCAAGGATTTTTTTGATTGTCAGCGCACCGACAATAATTGCAACTGTTTTTACGTCTAAGTTGCTTAAAAATTTCTTGACGCCTTTCCATACATCTTTCCAAGAAATTTTACTTAATGCTGTCGTAACTGCATCAAATGCCCCTTGCGCCCACGAATTAAGTGTTTGAGCCAATAATGCAAAATCAAAGTTTTGGAAAAACTTGTTGATTCCGTCTGCGATTGAATTTCCAAATTGTTTCCAATTAAACGTTGTGCCAAACGAATCTAATGCATGAAGCACCGTGTTTAATGAATTTGCAATCAGCTTTCCGGTTTCTCCGAAAAGCGTTGTACCTTTCTGACCCTCAAATAGTCCATTAAGGAATTTTGCAAGCCCACTACCAAATCCGGATGCTTTGGCGTATACTTCATCCCACTTGATACCTTGCATCGCATTGATAAGAGCACCGGAGATTGCCTTTCCAAGTCCTTCAAGGTCTTTGATGTTGCTTTTGAATTTCTTAAAGATTGTGTCTGTCTGAACCAATCCACCATCAGCACCGGCGCCACCACCAGAGCCACCAGAACCAGAACCGCCACCACTTCCACCGCTTCCAGAACCGGAAGTGTTATCTTTACTCTGCTTTGAAATAACCTTTAATTCATCAAATGCACGAGTTGCCTGTTGGATTTCCTTTTTTGCTTTCTTAGCATTCTTTGCGATACCGCCTGTGTTTTTCCCCGCACTTCCTGCGGCATCACTTAAATCGTCCATGCCGTCAGACGCGCTTCCAATATCATCAGCAAGACCACTGATTCCTGCCCCTTTGCTTGCTTCATACTTCCATCCGAAGATAGAACCTAAAGCATTTGTTACCATTTCCGCAAAGGAAATAACCTTCTGTAGAACTGCATTAAGTACCTTGATAAATGGCTTAAATGCATTGATTAAACCACCACCAACAACCGCTCCAAGTGCTTTGAAGTTCTCTTTAAGCATGGTTATCTGGTTATGCCACGTATCTGCTGTACGTGCGAAATCTCCGGTAATATTGGTTGTATGCGCAAGCACATACTGATAACGCAACATGGCTTTTTCAGCCTGCGTCATTGAGGAAATGTTTGCATCAAGTCCTTGTTTTAACGCCCATTCCTTTAATGTTGCCTGTGTCAAGTCGATACCATAACGCCGCATAGGTGCCGTAGTACCGGAAAATACAGATTGCAGACTCTTGGCAATATCTTCTTGACTCACATCATAGAATGAAGCCATATCTCCGGCTAATTCTGTCAACCGGATGGACATTTTTGCCATTTTTCCTTGTGGAATATCAAGGGCAGTTCCCATGGCTTGGAAACGGCTTGCAAACTGTTTCGCGGACAATTCGGACATACCGAATTTTTCAATTGATGTTTTTGCGAAATTGTTAATTAGGCTTTCATACTGCCCGAATGTCTGCCTTACAACGTTCTCAACCTCTGTCAGTGAGGATGATATGTCAATGGCGTCTCCAAGTAGCCTAAATCCGCGAAATAAAGCCCAATACGTTGCATACACTTTTCCGATTGCTGACGCAAGGGAAAATGACTTCTTTGTTACCATGGAAGCACTTGAACTAAATCCGCTAAATGAGCTTGTGATGCTTTTTGCCGCCGTTCCTGCCGCTCCACCGGTACGTGATAATTTTGCCAATGCATTTGTCATGTCAATAATATTCCGGCTTACGCTAGGGGCTTTTGACAATTCTGCCATAAGCTGACGCATTGCAACCGCAAGTTTTGGTATATTCTCGATAGCCTTTGTTGAGCTTGTATAACCAAGTTGCTTGATTCCTCCGGCTAATTCCGATAACCCTTGCACCGATTTTGACATACCGGAAAACGAGCTTACCGACTTTGAAATCTGTCGCATTGCTCCGGCTGCTGCATTTATCTTTCCTGTGTCAATGTTGCTAAGCGTTTTAATGTTTCTTGCAAGAGTCGAGAATGACCTTGAATCAACACTGCGCATGGCACTCATTGAGTTTGACAATCGGTTTACTCCGGTTGATAACCGGTTAATTCCGCTAGAATCTATGCTTTGCAAGGATGAAGATAGTTTTCCTAACCTTGTTATCAGTGCGTCGATCTGACCATTAGCCTGTCTTGCCTGCGCTTGAATCTTGACCTCTAAGGTTTCTAATTCCAACAGTTACACCTCCTTTATTTAGTTTTAGAAAAAGGCGGTAGGATTTGACCCCTACCGCCCTTGAATTACTTTTTCAGTTTTCCCTTTTTCAGAAGAGAAAGCATTTTTGAATTTTCCTCTGATGTAAACTTAAAATTGGAAAATCCGTTCTTTTTTGCGATTTCCGCGCGATGTTCTTTCGATACATCATCTTCCCCAACCGCTTTTAATGCTTCAACGATTGAACCGGAATTTCCGGTATACTTCGGATAATACTTGGTTTTGCATTTCTTTGCGCCTTTTACAACAATAACTGTGTGCCCTTTTATGCGTGTCACAAGAATATCTCCGTTGCGAAGAATAAACCCGGCATGATAAGAACCCATATCATCAAACAAACCGGATTTCAAAATTACCGGTCGTTCATTAGATGTATTGAAATCCCCCACATCCTTGCCGGATGCATAGATAATACAGGCACGCACAAGAGAAGAACAATCGCATTCCGTCTTGACCTTTGTGTTAATGCCATGTTTAATGACTCCGTAGCGTTCCGATTGGTCATAGCCGATATTTTTATTGCCACACGCAATCTGCATAGCTTCAGCTAACTTCTCCGCAACCTTATTATCCTTTGCTCTTAATACATTCCATCCCTTAGAATGGTTGTAAAACTTCTGCGTAGACACTTCCTGTCCGGTCTGGTCTCCGGCTTTTCCGCCAGAATAGCAGTTTCCGTGTTCATCGTGCCGCGCACTTCCGATAATTACTGCCATAGCAATACCTCTTTTCTTAAACTATCTTTGGTTTTGGTAAATGTGATTTCCTTGATTCAGCCGCCCATGCTTCTTCTGCCTTAAGCATTTCTCGTATCTCTGCATCGGGATCGTCCGTATTATGCTTTTCGATGGAATCATAGCAAGTTTCTTTCACGTACTTACTATTACCCTTGCCGAATGTCGCGTCTATTGCGGTCACAAGTGCTGACGTTGCATATCTGCCAAACCACATATACATTTCCATGTCGCGTTGCTTCCATTCTGCCTTATATGCATCCACATAAGGCTTAAGCAACTCTGGATTCATCATATCTATATCATCAATGGAAAATCCGTAGCCTTTCGTTACCACAAGGTAAAACGGGCGGATTTCCGCAACGTAATATTCCCATGTTAATTCTTGGCTTTCGCTTTGGATGGGGTCTTTTTCTCCTCCTGCTCCTGCTCCTGTGCTCTCTCCAACGACTCCATCATCTGCGCTAAAAAACCGTTTGTCATCATTTCCTTCTGCATATCAGCAAATAAATCCATGCAGTTAATCTCGTTTGTATCAATCGCATCATAGAGAATGTCGGACACCTTCTCAAGTTTCTCATCGTAGCCTTCGTTTGTTTTGTAATCATATCCAAATTCGTCATTGTGATGCATCTGCAATCCCACAAGAAGCGTCTTAGGAAGTGTTTCAAGAAGAATATCTTCCATAGAAGAAATATCTTCCATGTCCTGCGTTTTCATAATATCCTGTAAGATATGTGCTTTTAATGATGGTCTTGTTGCAAACTGAATTGTATATTCTTTTCCACCTAATTTAACTTTCATGTTTTACCTTGCCTTTCTGCCCTAATTGGCAAGGGGCAGTGTTGCCACCGCCCCATTGTTGCTTATCTTATTGCTTCAAGTTCTGCGATCGACCGTTCATCCTCGCCTACCGGTGCGGTCGATTGCTCGTCCGATAGGCTTTTTACCCCACCACTGTTACAGTGAATGTTCCATCGTTGTTATCAACGACAGTCAGCTTATCTGTAACAAGCTCTGATGCTGTACTTGGAATAACTGTTACCGTCATTTCAAGGATTTCATCGTTTCCACCTACATCGTTAGGTGTTGCTGTTGCAGTTCCTACATATGCGTACTTCGCTACGCCACCAATACCGTCAGTTCCGTACAGATGGATAATATCAAGTTTTTTATCTCCATATCCATCCACCTTTGAAAGATATTCTTTTTCAAGGTTTCCTGTGATTTCTCTTGAATCAGAAGTCTTAATTCCTTTTTCAAAGGTCTGCTGGTCATCTTCCATTGTGGTTGACTCAACCGTGTTTGGTGGTGATGCAGGGCTTGGAACTGACTTAGCCGCAACCAAAAGATTGTATGTTCCTGCAAAGTCAGCCTGCTTTTCCGTGTGCTCTTTTACAATGACACGAGTTCTATAACTTGTTGATGCCATATTTTCTACTTCCTTTCTGCTTATAGCTGATCTAAATGCTCAACGTTTCCAATTACGCGAGTTGCGCGGAATGTAACCGTTCGCACTTGCTTGGAAATTGTTTGGATTACATTTGATACCTCAAACATTTGTTGTTTAAAAAAAGACACCGCATATGCTGCGATGTCCTTAGTTGATTTTCTTGAACCTTTATTCGTTATTGTAATTTGAAATGTCGGTCGAATTGCGTTGATTGTCTTTGCTTCATTGGTTCGTCCGGCTTCTATTACACCGATTTGTCTGACTAAAAGCGTCGGGAATGTTGCAGTGCCGCCCGATTCTTCATCTTGCGTCACTTTAATTCCTCTTACCCTGCTTTCCATGTACGATTTCAAAAGGGAACATAAGGTATCTTCGAAATCAAGTGCCCAACTATTTAACTCATTTTCCACCGAATACCTCCCTTGCAATCTTTACATACTGTTGAATAATCTGTTGTTCCGCATTGTACATAGGCATTGTGGCTTTGATACCGTGGGTATAACGCCATGTTTCGGTCTTATCGTCCCAATAGTACCAACCATCTTCAAAAGCGTGTATTTGTCCCGGATACGTTCCGACACCGAATCCAAGTTCCGGTGCTTTCGGGTTCTCTTTGGAGTTATAAAAAATACCGGCTCCAAACTCTACCGCCAGCAAAGTATAGAACGGTTCCCTATCTTCTGACGTTACCGTTTTTCCGGTTGCAATCAGAATCGCATTTGAAGTCATTAACTGTGGTGCTTTATCCACCCTTACCGTTATCGTGTTTCCTAATGGGGATTCCGATATGTGTTGTATTGCCACCGTCTGACCTATCTGTGCAAGCCTAGAAACAAGTAAATCGCATTTAGTCTGTAAACTATCGCGGTACTTTTCTAATTCCTTTATGGCGGCTTGTATGGATTTAGTGGATAGTGTCATTGAAATAGTTTTCTTTGCCATGTGATTACCTACTTAATATTCTTCCGAAGAAGAAACAAATCCGTGGTCAGTCCTTCATCGGCAACGCCTTTTACGATGTAATCTGCGGTTTCTGAATCCACAAGTCCATCATCAGTGCGTTTGACTTCCGAACGTTTCCACACCACATCACCGGCTTTCAGTGGCAAATATCCTTTATCCGTGACAAGCTGACAGTATGATGTACTATCATCAATTCCGAATTCTTTCACAAGGGCTTCTGACAGCTTATTGCTGATATTGGCTTTGAATGTTGTAGGTTCTGAAAACCCTTCAACTTCCTCGCCTTTTGGAATCTTGTTGCCTTCGGAATCTAAATAAGGCACAAAGTTTCCATCGGAATCCTTGTACCCTTCATAGACAATATCTCCATTTTCGTCAGTTTGTGGGATGAATACCCTCTGACCGGATTGAGAATACTTCATTTCCTGCTTGTTAATGTCAAGCATTGGTGTTTTCCTCCGGGATTCCGGCAACGCTCGTCAGAAGCGATAACACTCCGGCAAGGACTGATGCAGAAAGAACATATTTCCAATCCACCGCGCCCATAAATGCCGCCGTTCCAATTCCGGCAATCGCCGCTTGCGCAACAGTCTTGATTGCTCGGATTCCGGCTTTCTTAGTCCAATCCTTCCAATTCCTCATGGCTTTTATCTCCTTTCCCTATATGAATCTCTTCAATCTCATGTTTCATTTTCGTAACCATTCCATTTCCACCTAACGCATGGTACGCATCATACATCTCGCAGAAGTTCTGATAGGCATATGACGGTATTTCTCCTATTCTGGTGTACTTTGCATGGTATTCAATAAGTTGGACGCGCAAAAGGAGCATTGTTCCTTTACTATTCGCATCCCTGCTTTTCTTTTGCTGTTTAAGAAGCCAAACTATATATCCAAGCACTATCGGAAGTGCCACAAGATAAGTTTGAATCAAAATACTTTTCATTTGAATCTCCTTTTGGCGCACTGCCCACCACCGCTTAATGTGCGCCGCCTGCAACCATAATGGTCACGCTCAATCTTCTTTATAAAACTTTAGCAAATGGAAATACCCCGACAAATAGCTTTTCTCTGTCTCTCCAAGCTCTGCTCACACCATTCTCGCTAAAACTTTCCATAAATTCTTCACCAGACTGTGAATGGTCATAGACAGCCAGATTGACAATGACACTTTGGTGTTTCTTTAAGTCTTCAGCTATCATTTCATCTGTGTAGCTGTCGGGATAATTTCTCTTTGCCTTTACATCTTCTGCAGCCTGTTTAATAAGCTGTTCGATTACCGGATTATCTTCTTTGTTATCGAACACTACCACATCAGATGTTGTTTCATCATCATTTGTGACTGTATCAATATGAAATTGTTTAAGTCTGATTTTAACTTGCTCTAATGTGGTGTATTCCATAATTTCAGCTCCTATAACCCTAATTTCTCAATTAACAGTTCTTTAAGTTCTGCTCCTGTAAGCTCTATTGCGTTCTCAATACCTTGTTCTAATGCAAGTGTTTGCAAGTCCGCTGTTGACATACGCTTAATATCTGTCTTTGTGTAGTCGCTTGTAGGTTGAGCAGGGAACTTGTCCTGCTCTTCCTCATACTTAAGCTCATCTCCATAAACAGCTTCTTGTCTTACATTATCTGCTGTTACTTCTTCGCTCTGCTTTGCGGCGTTGATTTTATGTCGTCTTAATAACATATAAACACCTCTTACTTTCCAAACTTAGCAAGAACAACCTTTGAATCATTGCTTAAGACTGCTGTATAGTGTTCATCACCAGAGATAACAGTTGTCTTTGCAAGAATATCTCTGTCTGATTCAATCTCAACGCTTCTCTTCATATAGATTGTAAGTGCATTCTCTTCCTCTGATGCGCCATCTGCACCTGCGTCCTCGTTAGGATCATCTGCTGACACGATAACAATAGGGCAAGCGTAGAACTCTGTTGTAACAGACTTTAACTTGCTACCTACCTTAATTTCTTTGCCCTTTGGCTTAAGCGTATGTGCAAGTGCTGTGTCAAGGTGAACATTCGTTGCATCCTCACTTGTTGTATCAGCTACAACATTGATTGTTCCTGTTGAATCATCAAGCTCATACTTAACCAGCTTAACTTTCTTAGACTTAACAACCTGCGCTCCTGCAATAGAACCGATAGTTCCATTCATAATTACATTAAGTGGGTACTTGTCATTGCTCTTGAAATCATCGTCATTAAGTAATGTTGCTTCCTGTGCTGGGTTAATGAATAATATCTTTGTAAGTGATGAATCAGATTCATCATCAAATTTGCTATTAGCCGCTACAACTGCTGAATAGCTGATAGGTGCTGCTGTTCCATCGTAATCAATAGGTGCTGTGCAAAGTGCGTCATAGCTGTCATTATCAACTTTTGCAGCGATTGACATAGCAATCTGATTGATAGCTGTACCAAGTGGGTCGCCATAACCAGATAATACTGATTCATCTGTAAGCTCTACAGCCTTGCCTGCTTTCTTAACCTTTGCTTCTGTTGTAGATGTTGTAAGTACTGTTGTACCCATAGCAACACCTTCTGCTACATCTTCTGCGTCACCAATATAAGCATACTTTGGCACAACGATTGTGCTTCCCGGTCTGCCTACAAGTGTTGTATCAACTCTTGCAATAGGCGAAAACTTAATTTTCTTTGGTAACTTAGCTGATACCATATCAGCCATTACTTGTGGGTCTACTAAATTTTCTAACTTAGTCTGTGGCATAGTTTATTTACCTCCGTTTTCTACTCTGTGAACTTTTTATAAAGTTCTGGATTCTTATTTTTGAACTCCACTCTTTCGTGGTAATTCATCTTGTTGAACTGTTCCTGTGTTATCGTGCTTTCTTCTCCACCGCCTGCATTAATAGCCGGTCTTGATTTAAGCCACTCTGCCTTTGCTTCTTTAACCTGTCTTTGCACTTCATTAGCAATTACAGTTGCTATAAGGCTATGGTCTGCATCTGTAACAGCCTCAATCAAAGAATCAATATCCTTTCCATCACCTATAACTTTCTGATAAGCATTGACAGCTTTCATATGATTAAGTTCTTTGCTCATGTTCTCGAACTTTTCAGCCTGCAATTTTTCAGCTTCCGCTTTTGCTTCCGCTTCCTGTTCTTCTGCTGTCTGCTTCGAGCGAAGTTCTTTCTTGTACTTAGCTGCTTCTGAACTGGCTTTATCGGAAGCGTTCTTATACTTCTCTTTTTCAGCTCTTTCACTAGCGAGCTGTGCCATAAGTTCTTCTACGCTAGGTGTATGCTCTTCGTTCTGTGGTTCATTGTTGGTTGTTGGTTCTGTTGTTGTGTTAATTACATCTGCCATAATTTCTTTACCTCTGCTTTCTGCGTTTTTTGTTGTTCTCTCAACTTCTTGCGATATTTGTATTGCCCTTTCTCTAGGGCATATAAAAAGCCACAAGGCATTTTCTACCTTGTGGCTCAATATCAATTATTTATCTGTTCTGCTCTTATCTATAACCGGACTATTTTCTGTCTGGTCTGATAAGTCTTGCATTGTGCGGTCTTTATTAGGTGGCTGTTCTCCATCTCCACCCTCCGCTTGGTTCTGTGTGCCTTTGTTGATTATACTGTCTTGATATGCCTTAACCATCTCTCCGCTTCTCGCTACAACATCGTTAGGGTCATCAAAGAATGGAATTGCATCAACTGTATCTTTAAGGCTAAATCCGTGGCTTATCAATGTTGCCATGGCATTAACCTTGGTTGACATTTCATAAGTTTTTTGTCGCTTAATGTTAGGCTTTACATCTCTTGCCCTTAATTTAAGTAATGGATTACTGCTAGCAACATTGTTTGACATCTTGATAGCCGCAAGAACAACTTTTATTTCTTCCATTTTGCAGCCATCAGTAATTAATTGTTGTTTTGCCGCTGCTGTTTCAGCCTGTGACCAACCTGTTGCGTCTGACATTGCAACTCCTGTACTACCACCACTGTTATCATTTCGTTGTGGCACATTGCATTTCTGCAAGATTATCTGTCGCCTTGATTGGATATTATTAAGCATACCTGTGTAATCATAATTAATTGCAAGTGGCTCAACTATTGGAGTTTTGCCATCTGCCGATGTGTAGGTCTGCATCCATTCTCCAGATTTTGGTTTTCTTACTTTTTCAGTAATGCGTTGTGTTCCATCTTTATCAACTGTTGTTTCCTGTTCAACTGGGAAATCAACATCATTTGTATGCCATACTGCCTGTGTATTCTGTTCGACATCATTTGTAAAATCTGAAATGAGTAGGTTTAAGTTATCCATTTCAGATATTTGCCGTTCAAAACAGCCCATTCTATCAAATGACCTTGTGTATTCAATGATAGGAATTTTATGCAGTGGGTTTTCTTCTCCACTTCTCTCCAAAAAACCCCATTTTGTTTTTCCTTTATTTTTTCCGTTAGTGATTTTTATTCCGTCGGTAATTTCATATCTCGTATCTTTGGTAAAACAAGTGTAATACCTGGTGCCGCTGTGCTTATCTTTTATATATGTCCCGGCAAGAACAACTCTCTTGTCGCTGTAGGCGGTTGATCTTACAACAAATGTCGTTCTTGGGTCTAATACATTATATGTGAAATAGCTTTCCCCATCCTCGTATTCTGTATTTACATCAATAAGGACATATCCAACACCACCGATTTCAACATATCTTGCAAGTTTCTGCTGCTTCTGTCTTGCGTTCTGTGATTCGTAGCAACTGTTTAATTCCACTATAGCTTTTGTAAGGTTAGAATCCTCATTGTCGCCATTTTGAACTAACGTTATAGGATTTCCCCACTTAAAACCTAAATTAAACTCCGTGACTTCATTAGCCACATTATCACAACACTTACAGTCAATGTCTGGTCTGTAAGTCTTTGGATTCTTCCTAACTATTGGCTGTATTCCTGCGTCATAATCAAGAAGAAACTGTATTCTATTAGAATTGATATCATGTTCCAAAATTGCTTCACGCAAAATTGGTATTATATTGTCAGACGTTATTTCTTTTGCGCCTGTATATATGACAATTCTTCCTGCCTGCATTGCCTACACCTCTAATAAAATCTCATGCCGTTCGAACTTCTTCTGTCCGGTATTTCCTTAATCTGAAAATCGTCATCATCGTTAGGTACATACCAAATCCACTTGTGGCAGTGCCTACAAGCCAGTTTATGTGTTCGTGGGTCTTTGCTGTCTGCTTTAGTTAAAAACTTATGGCAGTTCGGACACATGATTGATTTATCTTTATTCATATAAAAATTCATATTTTTACCTCGTTGCATAACAAAAAGCACCGCCACAATTAAGCAACGGTGCTTTTGATGAAGAATGTGTTTATGAAAAACATCTTTGTAACTTCTTACAAATACAGTATATCATTGGAGCAATATGACATTCTATGACATCTTTAAATACGTGTTACCATATTTTTCTTCAAATGCTTTAAGAGCCTTTCCGTGAAGTCTGATAATTTGTCTCCATGAGTATTTCATTTCTGTAGCGATAACTTCAAAAGTTTTCTTTTCGATATATCTTGAAAACAAAATATTATAGCAATCTTCATTCTCTATGCCGTCTATTTGCCCTATAATCAAGTCTTTTTTTTCAATGTATTCATCTATCATGTTATCAAGATTATGCTCCATTTCGTCAATTTTAGCGTATGTAGAGCCTATTTTATCTGGGTCAGATGACGACATTACTCTTTCTTCATTTTTTACCGCCGATATGCTGTGGGAAAGCTCTCTAAGCTGCGATACCTCTGCCAGCTTATTATTTATCATTCTATTGAGTCTGCTTATTTGGTTCAAATAATCCTTGGTTGTCATACAAACCCTCCTCTTATATCGGACTTGACATAATTGTTGCTTTACGAACACATTTTCCTCTCATTTCATTCTCAAACAATGCAATGGAATCCGGTGCATCATCATGCTTTACTTTTCCACTTCTTGTCATGGTTGTAAGTTCTTTCATAAACTTGTAATATTGGCTCTGCCTGTCCATTTTCTTGAAATCGCGGAAATAATAATCACGAATGATATTATCTCTTGCATTTTCCATTCGAGTTATTTTGTTTGAACAATTAAACTTGAACCTTGCGCTGCATCTTCCGCCTTGTTTTTTCACAATGTCCATTACATCGCGACCAAAGTATTCTCCGGCACTGTTGCTCTCGAATGTGACCGTCTTTACGTTGTGCTTAATAAGCATATTTGCACATTCCGGCTTGGTAAACTGTGTTCCGGCATTGTCGAACACTACATCTACGATATAAACCTCGTTGCCGTACACATAGCCAATTGGCATTGAGCAGCTATCTTCTCCCTTATCTGCACTATCACAAGCCGCCATAATTGCATCTGGTTCTCGATCAACAGGAAGTTCCTCAAAATAATTAAGCTCATTCTCCGCAAACATTCTCCCTTTTGCTTCAAATGGTTCTTGTTGGAACTCTGCCGCCCACGTTTCTTCCGAAACAAGTTTTCTTTCCTTTTGGTAGTAAACGGTTGTGAATATCTTCCGCAATCCCTTTTTATCTTTTCGATAAATCTCCCAATTGCTTTCATCTGTGATTGGGTCAAGTGCCGGAATAGCAACTTCTTTCCATCTCCACTCCAATTCATCAGCTTTATTTTGCAAAGCCGTAATCGGGTCATACAAGCTGTATTTCGTTCCCTGTATGATAATAGGCGTTCCCTCTAATCGTCTACCGAGAACATCATCTGTTACTTTCTCGCAAAGAAACTCTAATCTATCTCTATTTCGTGCTTCCTCATGGTTTTTAACGCAGTCATCAATATAGACAAGTACATTTGCTTCGGTACATCCTACGATTGCACCATCAATAGGTCTGCAGGTAAATGTCGGGAAGATATTTTTGCTCTTAAGGTCGATTGATAGGTTTTCAGCACTTTTATAGTCCTTTTCGCCTATCTTTGTTGCTTCCGGGAAAACACTTAAGAATCTGTTGTAAGTGCTTTCTGTTTCAAAGCCTTGTAATAAACCGCCATAAAATCGTTTAACAAGTCCTTCGCCTTTTCCAACACCGAATATACTTCCGTCCGGGTCGCGTCCGCCCATCATCTGCGCCAACTTCAGACCGCCTGTTGTTTTTCCTGTTCTTTTCGGTTGCGATACAGACAGAAAATCCAATTTTCCGTCATAAATCTCCTGGTATGCTCCGACTACAGGTTGTAGCACTTTTCTTCTTGGAAAATAAAATCTTTTCCACGGATCTTTTTCATCAATTTCAATGTAATAAAAAAAGCTGTCCACGAGATAGGCTGATTCATACATCAAAACATCGTAGAATTGTTGAAGCACCTTGTATGTCGTATCATGTTCCCCGGCATACACTTCTAAGTCTGCGACTCTGCCACCTGTATATTGTTTGACATAGCTTGCTATAAGTTGCTTTGCCCTTGCGGATATTTTCAATCCATAATCAACATCATGTTCTGTCCTTAAGGCAACCGCTACGGCTTGTATGTATGCGTCTATTACCTGTTCATCAACGCCTTTTCTCTGTATGTAGTTTTCATATCCATTTACTGCATTGATTAACTGCTTTGAAGCCAAATAAAAAGCACCTCCGCAAAAGCAGAAGTGCCTTGACCTCTGCCTATAACTGTTTTAGGGTAGCGACTAACTCCATTTGTTGGCCGGTTGTCTTTTAATTGTAATATACCATTTTGTGGCACAATGGGCATTCACACTTGTAGTTATCGCCTTCCCTTTGATCTCCACAATATTCATATTCAGTCTTTTCCGCTTCAAAAACGGTTTTGCAATTCTTACACTCAAACTTTAAAGGTTTTCTTTCGTACCTAAGGCTGCCTTCTTTGATTATTTTCATTTCCAATGCACCTTGAACCCTTTCTTCTTATACTCCTCTACGGCTTTTTTAAGGCTCATATCGTCCTCATACTTTTCATTCAGCATAATCACCACATTGCCTTTTTCAATGCCGTATATGTTGCAATTTGCAAGTTTCTTAGCCGTTCCAAGGATAGCTTTTGCCTGCTTTCGGCTCATTTCATAGGTTTGGGTTCCCATATTAACGGTCATTTCTCATAAACTCCTTAAAATCTTTTCTGCACTTAGGGCATAAGTCATATTTGCGATTGAATAATTTGAATTTATAGATACTTTCAACCTCTGCTGCTATGTCGCAATCTTCAAATGTCGGTTCAATATCTGAGCACCGCCCAATTAATGTAAATTTTATCCCTCTCTTTGGTTTTGCTTTTATTTCCACACCGCACCTGTCGCAAGTGTGCCATTCTTTTTGATGTTTCATTCTTCCACCAAATTTCTGCCGCAGATAGGGCAAAAATTAATTTTTACGGCTCCTGCAACCTCTTTTCCATCGCTATTGTCGAAAATCATGTTATTTTCAGCTCCAAAAAGAACTAAATTTCCTTTACCATCAATGATTTTCTTTTTATTCCGACAAAAATCACACATTCTTCCGCCCCTCCCCTTTAATAAATACCACGTTTTCAAATATTGACGTTTCCACCTTCTCCGGCTGACTTTCTGGAACGTTCCTTGCCGGAATCTGTGTAAATAGGTATTTGCAATAAGGGCACCTATCAACTTCGGAGTCAAGTATTAGCATTCCACAGCACAAGCAACTTGTCATAATTCACACCTCAATCAAAGTAAATTTGCGTATTGTTTTTGGAATCTCACGATGCAAAATACCATTTGCATCATAATATGGCTCGATTAATAGCTGATTGCGTTCTACATTTCCTAGATATACTCTACTTGTTTTTCCACCAATCGTAATTTCTCCGAACATTTCCCCTATTTCAGCCTTGAATCCACTTACATCATATGGAGTTTTGCAATAAGGACACACCTTTTTGTCGGTTTCGATCGGTGCGCCACAATTCACGCAGTTTGTCATATTATACCCCAATCATAGCAAAAATCGGAATCCTCGTGAGATTCCGTGTCTTTTGATGATATAAATATTCCACAATGTTTTTTATCATCAAATAGCGGCACAGGGAATCGAACCCTGTCAGCCAAAACCATGCCAACCGCTTTCAAATCTGCAATTTCTAATCACGGAAGGGTTTTCTGTTGCCAATGATACCGCTACCATCCATAAGTCTCCCATCGACCGGAACTATTGCAGTAGCACCCGACTAAGTGGAGATAAGGAATTGATGTGGCGAGGATTTGAACCTCGCAGAAAAGATTTACTTTCTCATAATGTCCCTGAGAAATACTTTCTCTGTATTGCATTTTGCAATAGACATTTCATAGCGTTTACCCATTCCGCCACACATCAACGCCCTATTTCGGGCAAGCGCAGTGTGTAGGATTCGAACCTACAAGGCGAAAAACGCCCGACCGGATAGCAACCGGTTCCAATTCCATTATGGGAACACTGCAAAATGTGTAGTTTCCGTTTTCACCTGCTCCACACTACACTAAGTGCAAGATTCTTTTAGTCAGCGGTTACCGCCATCTTTTGAATAACAACCGCTCAATCCAGTTCCCTGTGCTAAGTTTAACCGGTATATTGATTAGCACCTGCATTTCTGTAATAAACGCACTAGGGGTGTACTGGCAACATCACCTGTGGGGATTACAGGAATCGAACCCGCGACAACCCGGATATAAGCCGTGTCTTCTGCCACTGAATTAAATCCCCATAACCGTCATCAGACGGTTAGCAATATATTTTACGTGCTATGCGTTACACGATTCCGGTTTACAGCTTTTCACCGGCAACTCAATGTTACCATGCAAGCCTATTTCCATGGTTCTACTCCGAATTAAATTATTGCAGAGCAATAGACAAGCATCGTATTTCAGCCAAAACATAGACCGCCTGCAAGCAGACAGCATAATTTGACCGAGTAGGTGGGTGAGGATTTGAACCTCACATAAACCGTGCACTGTTCACATTGGAGGGAATCGAACCCATAGGACTTCAACCATGAGTTTTTAATCTTTGTCCTGTCTCTTCCATCTGCGCGTCTACCTATTCCGCCACCACCTAATTTCATGGCTCATGCACCGTGGGATAGATGCATGATAGAATACCACCGGACGGTCTCGCACCGTACTTAACAGAATCGTCCTAGTGGCGAAAGGAGGAACCCAAATGCTTGAATCACTCAACCAAGGGTTCAAGTACATATGAAAAACATACGTGGCTACATGAAACGTCAGCATGTAACCAATTAGGCTGCCGGGATTCGAACCCGGAATGCAGGAATCAAAATCCTGTGCCTTACCGTTTGGCGATAGCCCATCATTTCCAAATGACCATAATATTCATTGCAAAAATCGCGTATGAAAGCAAATACCCAATTGCGTTTGAATTGTCTGTCTGCTTTACCTGTCCTCCCATAAGTCCAAGTATTACAAGGGCATCTATCGCCGTAGCGATTATATTTAAAATCATATCAATATCCCCCCATCCTCAAAGCTGTGTTCCTGTTTGAATCGTTCCATTTCATTTACACTCATACCGAAGATCCCGGCAGATGAATCAGAGTCCGTATGTTCGAAATACTCGCCCTGCTGTGGAAACATGAACCGGAACATAGCATAGTTTGCAACATCACACAGATATTCAAGATTCCCGGTCTCTTCAAACTTGGCAAGGCACATTTTCAAACTTTCGATTGCATCCACATTCCCTGTGGAAAAGTTCATTCTTGCCGGTCCGTATTTGTAATACGACTGCTCAATCAAACCTTTGCGCTTTTTATCAAAAGCCGTGGAATACTCGGTTTTCATCAATGTTTCATTCATTTCCGTTTTTCCTGTTTCTGTTCCCAAAAATCGCATGAATGGTCGTATTCTACAAAATCAGCAACATAATCTCGCTTTCTTCGTTTGAACGAACATAACCGTTTGCCTTGACGCATAAGCCATATTTACATGTGCCACAACATTCTTTACACTCTGCCATTACACATCACCCTCCGCCCTTCGTTTGGATTTACAACTTTGACCTTTGACGCAGCCTTTCAATCCGAGTTCACAATTTCGTAAATAACATCATCACGATAATTGCCTGTAGCATCTCTAACGCTGTCTTTCAGAACGTGTTTATTTCCGCTATGTTTCTCGCAGAATTTATCATAACTGCGTTCTGCCGGATTGCCACCGATCATACGCCACTCAACCCGATGTAAAGTTGATGTAAGCTCTTCTAGCTTCTCAAACACGTCTTTCCCGACAACAGGATTTCCGCGGTCAAAAGACATCAACCCAAAATTGTAAGCCTTGGATACATAGTAATCAACTTGGTATGAAAGATACCCTATCAACTTATTGTTGCTCACGATTGCAAAATCGAATCTTCCATCATCTGGATTATCTGATATTTCCGGAGTCCATTGTCCTAGACATCCGGTTTCAAACAACATGTCTTTCGTGTAGTAAAGCTTTTGAAACTCTCTTTCAATCTGGTCTCTGTATAGTATCGCAGGTACTAACATATGTTTTCACCTCTTACTATGCTTTTTGTTTTTTAAAATTTTTTTGGAAATGTAGTTGCGATTCGCAACGTGAAAGTGAATTGTTTATGTTTATATTAAGCTAATTTCTGTGAAAAGTCAATGGGTGTTGTTGTAAGTGGCTTTTTATTTTTCGAGGTATTTAAGGGACTTAGTAGCCGCCCTGTGGTCTTTCTGTCAGACCCCCTCCCCATCCTTTTCTTGCAAACATGGGAATCTAAAATATTTTCCATTTCGTTTTGTTGTCATTGTGTGAAAATCAAATTGTTTTAATACAATTCATGTCATACCCTTGCAACTATTCGCAAAACCTAACTTTTCCGAATAGTTCACGAATAGTTAAAACGCTACACCCCTTGATATTACTGCATTTGCGAATTGTAGAATAATCACACACAATTTAAACCGTATTATTTGCCGCTGCATCCGTGAATTGTGTATCAATTGCGTGCAATTCTTGACTCTTTTTCTCGTCCAATCTTGGCAGCTCCTGCGCTGTGATTGCCTTGCGTTGCGTGGCATTATCGCCAATGCCGGGCTGATTCATGCCGAATTCATTATTTCCCACGAACATGGTGCCTACAGGGCTATTGGAATCATATGCACGATCTAGGATACAATCCTTACGGGATCGCTGCAATTTTTGCCACATCTTGAAAGTCAGCGAACTTGGTTCATCACTAGCCCATATATCCATTGTGTTCGTAGGTATATTACAAAAATAACTGAATGCTACTGTACTTACCAACTTGCTATACACATTGGAGATATATATATAATAATCACAAAGTTTATATAATACCTCTCTGTCATATCTGTTACAATTAGTCGGTATAGTTGCATTACCAAGAGGACTTAAACTCTTGTCCTTTAATACTTTAGTATCCGGGAATAGATGCATACCAACATACTGCATAACAGCCTTCCACTGTCTCTGTCCAGCTTTTAACAAATCTTCGATGTGAAATTCTATACAAGCGTTGTCTATTAAATCTTGTACAGTTGATGTATATATTTGTACTGTACCTAGATCCACTATAAGGGTTGTAAGATCTACATTCTCTACACTCTTTACATCCTGCATATATTCACACCTCCGTTCTGTTTAATCTCTTTGATTCTGGTATACACTATTTCCAGGTTTAAAGTCAAGCCTTAATTTTTTACGGCGGTATTATATACTTACGCCGCGCGCGTATGCGGATATACACTTACTATAAACCTATAGGCTTTATGTAAAGTATATTATTATTAATTTAAAAGATTAAGAAAAAGATAGAGAAAGAGAAACATAGTTCTGAAAAAGCGACGTCAGACGATTGTGTCGCCTTATGTCATACGATTGTCAGACGATTTTTTGTAAAAACTGATACTATTCTATCATTTTTTGACTTATCAAAGACCTAATGAGCCTAGCCTTGTTTATAAAAAATTAAGAAAAATTTTATAGTTTGTTTACGGTTTTTGGAGATTTTGTAAGATATTCCCGGACGCGTTGTTTATTTTGGACATGGCAAAAAGAAAAGGCAGCCGGAAAAGCTGCCCTTTGTTTGAAAATATTCAATTACGTTCTTATTGCTTCTGAACCAGCTCGTAAACCAATGCGTCAATACGTTTTTCCATTTCGTCAAACTCGCAAGTCTCATTTTCCTGAAACGCTGGCATTAACATATAATTTTCGAATTCTTTCGCTGTATCGTTCCATTCTCCACCGGTTGCAAAAGATAAATCCCCATTCTTCAATATTGCCAAGCTATCGACATTCATCTGCGATTCAACCAATTTTCTGACATATACGGAAATCGGCTCACCGCTTGGCAACTTATAATTATCGCCTGTAAATTGCCACTGACTTCTAATTTTTATAATCTTTTTGAAATCATTTCTTTTCATGGTATATTCCTCACTTTCCTGACTTTCGCCTTTGCTCTATTTCTTTGATCTGTCTATACTATAACACACATATATCACTTTTACAAGTGATATTTTATTTTTTTTGCAATTTCTTTTTCAGTTCCAAATCTTCCGGACTCTCTACATATATAAAGATGTCTTTCGGCTGCATATCCAAAAGCAGACAAAGATTATTAATGCTCTTTGCATTTATATTTGTGTCCTCACGTTTTATTTTTTTGAGCGTTTCTTGACTTAACAATCCGCTTGTTTTAGCCATGTAGGAGTTAAAGCCGATGCGCTCCAACGCGTCCCCTACATCAAATCTGTATTTTAGCATTGCGTACCTTCCTTTCTATATAGATTTTCTTAAATCAATCATACTTTTCCTATCTGGAAAAGTCAAGAAAAATATTTCTAAAAAAAGTGATATTTACTATTGACTGTCACTAAATTTAGTGATATGATACAAGCATCAAATGAAGCACAGAAAGCGAGGAAAACAACATGAAAGATATGAAAGCGGCAGAAGCATTATTAGAAAGCAAAGGTTATTATATTTCGAACCAGTTTGACGGTTTCGCTACTCTTCCAGATGAATACGAATTGAGCGACGTAAACGGAAACGTTGTTATTGATCATTTGAGCGAAGCACAGATTTTACAGATTTCGGAAATTTTATAGGGAGGGCTTAAACATGAGAAAGACGGGAATGCGTTTTACATGGGAAACAACAAAGAACGGTGACGCGATCAACGAACTGAAAAAGAACGGAATCGCGTTTGAGTATAACCACTTCGGGGAACTCACAGCCGACTTTTACGGAATCGGCATTTTTGAAAAAGTCGATTTTGAACACGTCCAAGGCGATGTATTTGAAATCTGCATAGCATAGCCGAAACGCTCCGATCTGGAGCGTCAGCCGCGGGATGGTCTCCCGGCTCTGATGATGGCAGACCAGAAAACGAAAGCGAGGTTTTTGAACATGGAAAAATATATAATGGTTGCAACAAATGAACAGATAGAAAGAAGCAAGGCGCGCAGAAAAGTCATTGAAGCATTGGAGTATAACCCAATGTGCTACAACTGTAAGAGTTTTGGAAAGTCCTGCAAAGGGTCAACAAATAAAGTATATAGCGGATGCGTCTATAAAGAGGTTGACGAATCGAAACCGTCTATATATACACAGATTTTAGAACAAGTGAAATAGTCGAAACCGCCACTCCTGGCGGTCTGCAGGAACTGCCCCACCTGCACTGATGAGACAGGGTACACAATGAAAGGATGGTTGATTTTATGGCTACAGTTAAATTACAAGGAATTTATGAAAGAAGAAACGCTATCCCGGCGGCAGAACTCAAGCCGGGCATGGTTACAGTTTGGAATTTTGGATACACCGAGACGGTAAAAAGCGTTGAGCCTACCAAGAGCGGAAAAAGCGTCAGATGCGTTATTATTTCCGACGAAAGTGGAAAAGAATACACGCGAACAATGCGAAACGATAGACTTGTAGCAATCGCATAGGCAAGGGCGGCTTTTCCGGGGTTCGATTCCCCGGCTTGCCATTACTCAAAAATGAGCAAATAAAAGGAAAGAGGTATAAGAAATGGAAGAAAGATATATTTTGCACACGGGAAAAGGTGTGCAGATCGTAACAGAATCGCAAGCAATTAACAACGCGCTAGATCAAGAAAAAAGCGGCGTTATTCCGCGTTACTCATTCCGGGATTATAAGACCGGGGAAAAACTTACACCGCCCTGATGGCTTGTGTTCTCAACTTTTGCGGACGGATGCGGCGTTGTGTACCGCAGATCTGACGGAAAAATGATCGTAACAACAGGATTTCAAGGGGATTTTGTTGTAATTTAAGGCGGTACTCTTCCGCCCTATTTTGCGTGTTTGGTGCATCCGTTCCGGTTCGATTCCGGGAGCGCGGACTACATGGAAATCGGTTTCCATGCGCAAATTGACAAATAAACGTAACACAAGGAGGTGGGAAAGATGGGAAAATATGAGTATATCGGAAAAAGGGAAATCATGCGCCGGGTGTCTGCCCTTGGTTATCTGGAAATATCCGGCAAAATGTGCGGCTACTCAAAGTTTGATGGCGTGGAATGGGTGGAGTCTGCAAAAATCAAAATAACCGCGCAACGCGGCGGCGATTGGTTACAGATCACGCAAAAGCCGGAAAATATAACGCACACTTACAGCCGGTACGATGGGAAAAACTATCTTGACAAGTGGTAAAATGCGGTCTATGCTAGATTGTAACTATAGTCGGGCAAGCGTCTTCTGGCGTTTGCCTGTGATCTGTGATATTATCAAATATCATCGGTGCATTATCTATATATGGCATAACATATAGTGTATTTGTGTTATTTGCGGAATGCCGCAGATAGTTGCACGTTTGTTACACGTTTTTGGAAATCCGTGAAAATGGAATCTCGACCCCAAAAACGCTACCCCAGGGGGGTACAAAAAAATTACGAAATATTTTTTGGGGCGCGGAAAAAATTTTCTTTCATCAAAAACCCGCCTAACCGCCGGATTTATTTTTGCCCTAGCGCAACGATGTTTTCTTTCGTAAAAATCAAAGACCGAGCCGCATAGTCACTTTTACTCAGCTCTTCTATCAGCTTTTCCCTAGTCATTTCCGGATTCGTCCGGTGCACGTACTGCAAGAGTTCTGAAATTTTATCCATTATGCAACAACCTCCATAAGTTCAATCAATAGTCTGTCCGCTATTTCAAATACTTCTCTTCCGTATGTAGCCAAAAAGTCTGCTACAATTTCCTCTGTGTCAATATCCATGTATACATTATACGAAAGACAGAACGCATGACACAATTCGTGGCATAACACACGGTCAAGGAATCTTCCGCGTAGATCATCCGCAAGATATATCGTTTTCGTGTCCCTGTCGGTCATGCCTACTGTCCTGCTTCCATCACTTCTCTGTAGCATATCGCTGTAACGCGATACTTTGACCAAATTCCACATTTCATTGTTTATCGTGAACAATTTACCACCTCGCAAACAAAGAGGGCAAAATGCCCTCTCTATTACATTTTCGTGACAAGCGTAGTCAACTTTGTCTTGGTCAACTGTTTCTCTTCTGGGGACATACCGGAAAACAGTTCTGTCACATCTTCCGAAAGAGATTTCATGTACTTTTCGAGTTCTTTCATCTTTGCGTCCTTATCTTCCGGTGAATTTCCGTTATGCATTTCCTTTGTCTCCATGTAACTTCTCCGGCTCATACCGGCTCTGCCCTCTCTTGCATCGTGAGTACCGGTACTCATGCCGTTATTTCCGCTCATAGGCTCTGAATAATACATCTTTCCCATACTCATTCTGTCAAGGTCTCTCATTCGCTCTGCATCCGACATATTTTCCCATTCCCGGTAATCTTCCGGCATCTGATGATAATATGGAGGTTCTACATATCCTCTGCGTGTTCCACGTCCTTTCGGTGCGAATCTGCCATTTGCATAGCGGTAATGGTCGTAAAATCTTCTGTCTGGATAATCCTCGTACTGTTCAAGCATACGCATAATATCCTCGTTATTTTCAGACTTTTTCATTGCTTCAACAATGTTATAGTCTTTGTCAAAGCATACGATGTTCTTTGCAATTTCCGTCCAATCCTTGAGATCATCAAGGTTTTGTCCTTCAAAATTCTCGATTCCGATTCCGTCAACGTGGGCTTTCACGCAATCCATAATCTGTTTCGCAAACTTATGCATAATATCAAGCCTCCCTTACTGCAATCAAATTACTGTTCTGAACCTCGATAGCCTGTGTGGACGTATTCTGCACGGCTACGGTACTGCAACAACCGCATGGCACATCAACATATGCTTGTGCTGATACATTAAAGAAATTCTCAACTGCCGCAGGGGTCACGATCATCTTTGTTGACTGTAAAGGCTCTCCGTCTACTGCAATGGCAAGCGAAATCTCTCCAACTGTGCCGCCTGTCGGAATCTGAATGTTGCCGGAATACGATACCAAAAATCTAGCTTTGCACTGATTGGTGATACCTCTTAGCTTGATAATTCCACTTCCCTGTCTGTGTACGATACATTTTGTTCCGTTCACTGCTGTTTCTGTGAACGCAACATCTTCTCCAGCAGCAACGGTTTGTAATGCAATTCCTGTTACTTCCATTATTTTTACCTCTCTTTCACAAAAATAAGGGCAAACATTATAGTCTGCCCTTTGATTATAAGTAATACTGCATAGCAGACATGATTGAGTTAAACTCAATTAAGATACTCAATTATTTAGTTTTAGCAGCCACATCCTGTGTTGCATCCGCATCCATATGCATAAGCATTTGGGTTAGGTACAACATATGCCGGAATGGCAGACGGATTTACTGCATTGATAATCTGCTGTGTCTGAGCTGCCATCTGAGTTGTAAGTAATGCACTCTGACGATCCTGTGAAGCCGCTCTGCGAAGGTCATTATTTTCTGCCTGTAAGCTAGAGATTTTCTCATTGCAGAGATAATCAAGAATAGCGCGTGTTCCTGCATTCTGGCTGTCGATAATGTCTCTCGTGTTGCTGTTCATGGTGTTCTGCAATGCGCAAGTGTTCTGTGCCATGTTGTAGTTTACGCCTTGGATAGCTTCTCTTGTTTCACAGCAGCAGTTAGCAAGCTGTGACTGTAATGTATTTGTATTCTGCATATTAGCAACTGTATCAGCATTGATAGCCTGCTGAATGCCGAACCCGGTCTGCAAAATGTTTGTGTTGATGCCGTTCATGCCTGTTTGCACTGCATAGAATCCGTCACAAAGTCCGTTTGTAATTCCGTCAAGTTTTGACACAACCGCCTGATTATCAAATCCACGCTGGATTTCGCTTCCGACACCACCATTCATTCCGTTTCCTCCGAATCCGTTACCGAATCCACCCCATCCGAAGATGGCAAAGATAACGATAATGAACCATAACCATGAGCCTTCTGCGCCCCATCCATTGTTATTTCCGTTTCCGTCAATGTTCGCTACAAGCGGAACGGATGCACAATTACCTGTGTTAAACATAGAATTTACCTCCATAATTCATTTTTATATACATAATCTTGCAAGAATTAGTATCACATTCCTAATTGGCTTTTAAATGACTCAAAAGCCTTATCTGCGTCAATCCCCTTTTCTTTGCACAAATTCCTAGCCATCTGCTCAATGCCTTTGGAATCTCCCTTTTGTGCCATTTGCATAGCATTGCGCGCCATAGGGTTGCTCATTACGCTGTTGTTCCCCATCATTTGTTGTAAAAACTGCTGTGGGTTTCTCATTCCCTGTAACATCTGCATAGGATTCATTAAGACTCACTCTCCTTTTGTGTTCGTGAAGATTTTCTTTGCGTTTGCGAAGATAACTTATCTTCCAACTCTTCCATCTTTCCAAACAAGCAATCTAATTTGTCAGTAATAGCCTTTGTCGCATCATCAGATAGCCCTATTTCAATTCTTTTATCATCGCTTGAAGAATCTGCCATCTGCTCATTGAAAGGCTTATAAACGGTCTTTCTGATTGTTCCATTGGCATCCCATTGTTTTGCAACGATTGCGCTCATGTCCTGCATTGGGAAAAACGCAACGCTTCCATCCATAGGTACATCATTCGCCATGATCGCCGATTCCGACTGTACTACCTTTCCTTGGATTCCAAGAAACTGCGGTTGCATCTGCGGAATCTGTGGCTCTGGTTGTTGGAACCTCTGCATTGGGTTATACTGATATGCGGCATAGCTTGGGTTTGGGTTAAATGCCATATTCTGATTTTGCATTTGATACATTCTCTTCCTCCAATACTTCCTTGATTGCGTGTATCATCGCTGACTGATACACAAGCGGAACCTTTGACACATCTTCTCTTATTAAGATTTTTTCAAGAATTTCATCCGTAAATAACATTCCGCATCCCTCCTATGCTTATATTTTTGCATAAAAAAATGCGGTTTTTCCGCAAAAAATAAGCAGAAAAACCGCACAAAAAAAGAACGCCAACAGCGTTCCAAGTCTACCATTTGCAGAAAAGAATCTAAAGCACTTGTGCAGACTCCTTTCTTTTGTGTTCAGTTTTTGAGTACCATTTTGAGTACCAATTTTTTTAAGACGCCGCAAACACAGTGTTTATGCGACTTTTAAAACAGTCCGTACGGGAATCGAACCCGTGTTTCCGCCGTGAGAGGGCGGCGTCTTAAC